GTTTCAACAGAACCATCTTCGCCTATCTCTGTCTCTGTATGAGTATGAGTTCCAAGAGCGATGTCGTTAGCCGCTTTCTGTCCTGCAACACACTCAAGCTCTTCTCTTGTTTCCTGCTGCTGAGCTAAGAGACCTGCAATTGTAGCTCCTGCTGTTGCGAGTCTTCCTGCTTCTGTCTTGAAACCTATAAATATAAGTGCTCCAGAAAGTAAAGCAAGTGATACAGGAGGAGCCAGATACTTTACAACAGACATAATATAACGATACTTGTAGATTTTTGTATCACGTTCTGCGTCATATGTGTTGTATACGTCTACTATTTTACCGTTTTCGTCAGTGACACAACCTGCTTCGAGACAGCCGTCAACACATTTGAGATTATCTTCTCTTGTCTTCTTGGCTTCCTCAATCTTCGTGGATGCCTTGTGCATGAGATACAGGCTTACACCCATACCTATAAGACCAGTAGTCACAGCAATTGCTGGGCCGTGCTTAATAGCCTTGAACTTTGTTCTTTCGTATGCCCTTGAAAGAGCACTTGTTAATGCGTTCATTTGAAACGCTCCTTTCATAAATATAAAATTTTAGAGAGAGGTTTCAATAGCCCGAAAAAATATTTAAACGTACTAAAAATACTTTTTCTCTTTTATTCCTCTCTCTATTATAAAACATGTTTTGAAGATAATTACTTTGTTGCTTTACCAATAACTATCTTCGTAACGTTACAAGTCGGATAAATAACAGTAACATCACCAGAAACAACGTGAATAAACTTGTCTCCTATTGACAGTTTAGCTTTCACATAAACATCTTTCATGTTACCGTTAAATATCCTTAATTCTTCAACAATCGAAGCTTCCCCTGAAACAATCATAAATATCCTCCTTACATCGGTTTAGGTAGAGGCTTAGGTTGAGGCGCCTGTACATAGTAAAAGTTGCCCCTTTGTAGTACACCTATACCAGGTACATGGTCTCCAGCACCACTCCAGCCAATATCAAAATCAGTCTGGAGAATCTCGCTACTCCATTTAAGTTCCTCATACACATCGGCAAGTGTACAACGCTTTGTACCACTTCTAAGTTTACCCTCGATAAATGAGCTTATATGGTATGCGTCCTTAGCTCTGTCGAAAGATATACTTGAAATATCACCATGTACATGAGTTGATGGCAAATATGATACCTTGTCAGGTTTCCTTTCGTCCGATACATTGCTGTAAGCGGTATGAGAATTCGGCAATGTTGGAATATCGTTGATGTCTATGTTGCAGAACTTAGCCCAAGCTATCGAGCCCATCTGGTAAACGGTATTCTTTGCCGTTGGTAGAATTACATTCTTGTAGAGATAATCTGCAATGTCCTTTCCTTTTTCTTTGGAAAATATAACTTTGAGTTTATCTCCTATTGAACTCTTCGCCATTCTTTTCACACTCCTCCTTTATTTTTTGGAGCCAGGAGACTGCATAAATGTAGTCCCCTAAGACTCCTTTCCTTCAAAAATCTCTTGAAGGGGTTGCGTAGTGGATGGTGTGTATCGTCCAGCCATTATCGTTCGTGTATACGTCCTTGTCAAAGTCCATTGTATACTGCCATGCGAACTCATCTATAAGCTGGGGCATCTTTTCATCCATAAATATAGCTCCCTGCTCTATCAGTTCGTTGTAGAAGTCATTGATTGTCTGATACGATTCAGTGCCGAAGCGTGCATCAGTTATCTTTGCAGCGTTGTCAACCATGTCCATTGTAGCTTTGAACGTCACACCCGTCCAAGCATCAGTCCATACATACATATGCGGGCAACGCTCATTCGGAAGAAAATATTCATCATCAATGTTGTTAGTAGCTCTGTTGATTACTTTCTGTCCAATGTTTCTCTTGACTTCTTCCTGTGCCTTCTGTGGAAGCTCGTTGATTGCTTCGTTTGTGTCTTTGAGTTTCTGTTCAGCGAGATTCACAGCGCTTGTCAGTCCTGCTACAGTAGTAGCGGTGTTAGCTGCCGTGATTGCGCTTGTACCTGTAACGAGCAAGATTGTACCGATACCAACCACAGCAGTCTTCCAAGTGCTTCTTGCGACCACCTTAACGGATTCGGTAGCCTTCTGTGTCTTTGTGAGGTCTTCTCTTTCGAGAATTGCCTTCACTTCAGCCTTAGCCTTAGGAATCTCCTTTGAAGCTAAGTAAGCTGTTGCGACAACACCAATGGTTGTCAATGCGAATGTTAACAATGTGCTCTTTGATGCCACCTTGTTCATTGCGTTTGCTTTTGTCTGATTGAAGTTAAACATAATAACTTCTCCTTTCATAAATATAATTTTGTTGTTTACGTCTTCTCTCTAAATGTCCATTATAGAACATGTTTGAGAGAAAGAATAGAGCAACCAAATATCATTCAGTATACTCTACTCTTTTTGAGTTATGGGGTTCATTTGTTTCTTCTATGGTCTACTAATAAACAAAAAAATCCTCCAATTATTAATAGTATACCGAGTTCAAATATTCCCAATTAATTCACCTCCTAACTCATTATAGGAGATGTTTTGAAGAAAAAAGAAGACGACGACACTATTGCGCCGTCGCCTGATTCGGAGTATGTTACTCTTTACTTATTTTTCTTCTTCTTTGGTCTCTGCTGTTGTCTCTACAGTCGGAGCTGTAGTAGCCGAAGTTGTTGTGGTTTCGGTTGTACCAGCCTTAGGTGCTTCCTTGTTCTCGTCCTTATTTCCGCCGATAAACTTAGCTGCTGCCCAAGCTGCTGCAACACCACCTGCTGCTGCGGCTGCCATGTCCTTGAGTGTGAATGCCATTTCAGTGTCCTCCTTTTAAAAAATATTTGTGAGTACATTACTCAATATAGAGCATGTTTCTCAGATAAAAAATAAATAGAGGCGTGACGTTCACGTCCAGGCCCTGACCGACCTCTTATCACCCCTCATGCATTATAGGACGTGTTTTGGAGATAAAATTTATTTGCGAAAAATATAGGGAATGCTACAAATATAACACTCCCTGAAATAAAGAAAAGGGGTTCAATTATCAGTACGAATTTACGTAGTTGTTGGATACATAAGCGGGCCCCACTGATTCTGAGCAATCTGACTTGTAATAGTCCTATCGTCAATCTTAAACCAAGTGAGTCCTCCGTCGAGAGTCTTATAGAGCTCCCAACTGTTTGGAGTTCTTTCTGGGAAAGACTCGTCCGGAACCTGGAATTGATAAGCATATAGGTCAGCCTGTTCTGGAGTTAACTGTGCATTGTTTCCAAGCGCCCACAACGATACTGTAAAATATACATTTATCGGAGCATTGGAACTCCAATTGTAAACACCGTTATGATAAACACCATTATAAGTATTTGCACCCGAATTACAAGACGGTAGGTCTAATAACGAAGCAGGGAATGAACGTACATCAGGTCTGGTTGGTTGTATACCAGTAGCAATTTCTGTAGCCGATTCCGCAATACCCGAAACATAGTTATTACTACGATAGTCGAATCTACCTGTTCCAACACCTTCGGATACTCCTGTATACATTCCGATTTTAGCTAAGGACATATATCCACCAGCAAATACTGACTTTATACGCATCTTGTATACTACGCTCTCAGGCATGTGTATTCCAGCCTTAAGAGAACAATGCAGAATCTTATATGAAGCATTGTTATTTGGATGCCCAAAAACAATCTTTGACATATCCTCCAAGAACAAAGAAACGGGAGCCCTTGCCTTGATAATGCCGTTAACATAAAGGCTTACGTTATGCGTATCACATATGAGCACAACCTCATGGCACCAAGGCAACATCTCCTGCGTAATACTTCCAGTATCGAAAATATCACCACTTGTAGCACCATTGTACTTATGGAACGCATAGTTAAATACTTCAACACCGCTATTATCGCCAAGAGTTGAACCAAGGCGGAAGTTACAATATTGATGAAGTTCTCTCCATGTTAAATTGGGATTCTGATACTCTTGGAAAAAACCAAATAGACGATTTTCGTTTTCCTGATTACGAAGCTGAATAAACTGATTGAAACCTTGTGGGTTCTCGGTATTATCCTTCATTCTATAAGTCAATGTCCACTCTTCATCAAGTGGCATATTAAGGTCAAGCCACTGAATTAGATTACCTGCTGGTAAATATAATCCTTCGCTGTCAGCATATGCTCCTCCTGCACCAGTTACTATCATTGTAGTAAGTTCTCTACCTGATACATCATACACCTTTCCGTCTGTATCATCATAGTTATGTACATCGATATTAAACTGGGTAACAGTTGAGGGAGAATATATAGCTCTTGTGAGTTTATATGTTACTCCTAATTCTGTTTCGTAATCAAGTATCTCAACTTTAAATATACTAAAGTTAGTTACGAGACTTGACGGAATAGGAAAGTCAACGTAGTCTCCTTCGTGTAGCTGCCCTCTTGTAAATGAGCTCTGCATAGTAACAGGTTCTTCGTCAACTAATATAGGTGTGACTCTAATCTTGATTCTGATTTTTGGTAAACCACTATCAAAATATAATTCACCGACACCGTCTTTGTTGCCATAAACTCTTATACCACTTATGTCTCTACCATAAATATAAAGTGGGTCTTTCTTTTTATATGTTACAGTTTCCCCGTAAACAGCATCATGGTATTGCAGGATATCAAGGATATGGTACATAGAAGCGCGGATTTTAACGGCATTAAATATACCATAACTGTTTCTCGGAAGAGAGCGAGTTGCATTGTTGTTTGCAACATTCATAAGTTCTTGAATCAAAATATCAATCCAGTAACTAATCTGCTCATCTTCATTTGGGTTTTCATGTTTTGCATAGAAGCCCATACGTCCATTTAGTATTGTATAGAGTTCCAGGAAATCTCTTAAAATATAACTTAAAGTTTCATCGTCGTTAAACCTTGTGAGCATTGTTTCATAATCAGCAAAGTCATCCTGAAAGTCGTCTTTTAAAAGATTAAACTTAGAATCTGTAACAAGTTTATCAAAAGCCGCGAAGATAGGGTCTTTCAGATGTAAACCGTATTTAGCAGCTGCAATTCTGCTAAGTTCATAAGTTATGTTCATTTATTTTCCCTCCTTCTTTTCTTCTAAAGTTTGTTCTATAGATATAAGTCTGAGGTTCTGTGCAAGCTGAGCAGATAAATATTCGTCGCTATCGTAACCGAGTTTTATTCTATTATCTTCAAAAGAGTCAAGACCTATTTCAAGTGTAGTGATTGGCAACGTTGAATACATACCATGAACATCACTGAATACTTGCGCGTTCGTGCAAATATCAAACATTTCCCATTCATCACTTGTAAGACTAAGGTCAACTGCTGTTGCCTCTATAACTACTTTCTCCCATTGCTGAGATTTAAGATAGAATATACCTTGGTCCATAAGACGATTTCTTGAGTAAGTGTCGTCAGATGGAGCTAATGTTACTTGGAAGTTCATACCAACGTAACCGCCAACACGAATATAAGCAGCACCAAAATTCTTAGGGTCAGTTAAGTCTATGAATTCGTTATAGATTGTAGTGAATGCACAACCATCTTTAACTTCTTCAGCTTTCTTGAAGTTCAGCATCTGATGTGAAACATCAAATATAGCGTATAGTCCGTTTATCATCCATTGTTTGCCTGTCTCCTGTATAGACTCGACACCAAAAGAATACATTCTTGCAGAAAGATATACTCCTCTTGGGTAATTAACGCTTCCAAATTCAGGTAGTTGATACTCTATTACTTTAGTACCTCCATTAAAAGGAATTACTTTATAGTCTCCTTCATTAGATGTAAGGTCTGGGTCTGCACCAATAGCACCAACTTCGTAACCGAGAGCATAATTGTCGTAAACTGCTGTACCCCCAAGTGGCCCCGAATATGGATGTACAAAGGGGGAAACAGGTTTAAGAGTATCCTCTATACCATATTCGAGTTTCTTTTCGATTCTGCCAATAGAACTTACTAAGGCATCATCTTCTAAATATATAGAACCTTCAGCGTGGCTTACACCGTCATAGTCTTCAGAAGAGGAATTAATAACATCACAATTTTCAATGTTAAGTCTATCGTTCTCTTCGACAATAGTAGCGTCACGTCTGATAATAGGTTTGATTAGTCCACCCCAACCAGTCATGAGAATATGAGTTGCACCGAGGTAACGTGGGTCACTAAGGTCTATCTCTTCGTTTATTGCACTTACAAAGGAACCATCGCTACTGAGTTTATGTACTCCTAAGTTATGGTCTTCGACGTATCCTTCACCAACAATTCTCTCAAGTATAATCCACGAACAGTCACAAATATAATTATTGTCCACTTCGTATTCATACTCATAAGCTCTCCATGACAAGAAGAGTTTCTTAAGAGGATTGTTTGGATGATTTTGATTGTACAAAGAAATATCAAATTCAAATCCCCAATAACCTGAATTTGCATATGATGTTTGAGATACATCCCATAATACATAGTGATAATCACCTTTGTTTCTTACAACTATTTTATTGTAAATATGATTAGGGTCATCATCTGCTGTCATACCTGCGACTATCTCACCTATTTCTTTTGACTGTTGTACGAGTTCTCCACCAAAAGGAGCAACAACACTACAAATATCAGTCTTGTCATATGATTGGGTGAGGTCTATCAAGTTCTGTCCAAACTCAATAGGCTGAGAGCAAAGAGGTAATTCATACTTAGGATAAATATAAACATCCCATTTGCCTGAAAGCTCGTTATACTCAATCTTAAGAACAGCATTGGCAAGTTCGAGCAGTTCATTTACTATATTCATTGTAATATCATAATTTACACTATAATATTTAAGTAAATTAGATTCAACAGAAGTATCATCACGTCCAACAAAATCAGCATGGCAATTCGCGGCTGTTAAGTTAAACTGTTTCCAAGGTTCATCTGGGAACTTAGAATTGTGATTCTGGAATATAAGTAAAAGAAGATTAAGTAAATTAGATTGCTGATGTGTAAAGACTCTTTTTGTTGTAAGAGTGTCGTTTAAATATGAGAGAGCTCCTTCAGCTTTTATAGTTTGATTTAAATACAAATCTTTTTCATCTGAATTAACTCTTCCCATAAATATAATCTTTTCGTTCTTTCTTACAATTACTCTTGTAAGTCTTTTTATTATCTTGCCGTAACCATAGTTACTCATTGGCAAAGTAGCGATAAACGTTCCAGCCTCCGATGCACCAATAGTTAACGTAGGTTTTATAAGCATCATTTGTTCATCAGAAGAAACAGGGTCATAAATATAAAGTTCTTCTTTAGGTGTATCTGAATCGTAATCTAAAAGACTAACAGTATACATTACATCACCCCTATATCATACTCAACTGTTACCTTGATAGGTTTGTAGAGTTCTTGTTTGGTTGGGCTGTTGTAAAGCTCCCAGTTTTCAGGATTAAATGAACCAGCAGGCATTGTAACAAGGGCTTTGTAAAGTCTTATCTGTACCTCGTCATCCCATGTATCCTTAACTGCGGCAAGGTCGCCAGCATTGTAGCCATCTTCTGTTGTAAATTCTTTTATGTTCATTGCTGCTAAGTCAGCAGACCATTTGGTTAAGTCCATTGCGCCGCCAGTAGTATCTTCATTTGCTACAAGAATCCATTTGATGTTTTCCTGATAAGAAATATAACTTACTGCGTCTCCTGCTTTATAGATTGTCTCAGCGCTATCACTAAAAGCATCTGGATATGGTAAATATAAAGTTAAATCATTATCTGAGAGCTTTACAGTTCCAGCATCTACACCCTCATACCCATAAGCATTAGTATTTGTGAGCGTTACTCTTCTGACTTTAGTTGATTGAGGGGTGTTACCTGCTTGTGTTTTTATCTTCTCAAGCACAGGACTTACACCGCTTCTAAAAGAAGTAAATTTAACAACAGGAGTGTATGCATTTGTCTGTTTATCCACAGTAAATGTTATTGCAGCTGATTCGTTACCACACGGTAAATCATAAGGGCCCTCACCCAAGAAAGTAGTAACGTATCCTGTTTCAGAAATAGAATCTACTGGATAAAGTAAGAAATCTCTTTTAATCCAGAACGAAGCATATAAGTTATTAACTTCACTGTCAAACAAAGCAATGCTATCGAAGTATATGTTTTTGTACTCATCTAAATTCTTTTTAAATCTTATTAATCTTTTAAAAGGATAAACCTTGTAAGATATTTTGATTTTAGAATTCATAGATTCTGACGCATCATATTTCTCGACATTAAACCGTCCGTAGTAATACCACGAAGGGTCGTCTTCAAGAATCATATACATCTGTTTGCCATTAAGGAAGCTTCTAATATCTCTGTTGAGTGTTTCCCAAGAAATATCAACTTCACTAATTTGTTCACCTTTGTTATTTAGTATTGGTAGTTTTCTTTCATTTAAAATATTAAATTCAAAACTACCCTCAATGTAATTGTAAAGAGGATAACCTGTGAGGGACTCAGATAAGTCGAGTCCCCCGTTTGAACCAGGTATATCTATATAATTTTCCTTGACAGTTGCCTTATCTATTGAAAATCTTTCAACAGGAGAAAGAAACCAATCAAGGAAAGTGTGCCTTACAAATCCTCCGCCAATATTAGTTCCTGTAAAATTGAATTTATGACAATTATACAGGTCTTCTATTCTTTTGGCGAATACTACTGAATGTGGTAATCGTTCTATATGATACCTCATATTGTTCTCCTTCCTGCCAAGGTTCTCTTACCTAAGGCTTTGTCCATCGGTGTTGCAATCTGTCCAACCAGAGCACGTCCATCAATCACTACCTGCATACCGTTAATAGCATCCTTGAGTGTTGAGACTTCTGCGTTAAGAGAATTAATTGCACCAATAGCATTTGTGTCGTCGTAAGCACTTCCATTTTGATAGTATGCAGTTGCTCTTCTCTCATTTGATGCTTTGGCTTCTGCACTTGCTACCATGGCAAGTTTGTAAGCGTGAGTAGTATCGAACATACCGTTCATTGTGTCAATACCATCTGTTACATTACTAAGGTCAAGTACAGGTGTAATGCGAGGTGAATCTATACCGTCGATTGCCGCAAGAGAAGCATTACGTATTGTTTCTCTCATTGAAAGAATTGCAGCGGTGCCAGCTTCTTCAGTTGCCGCGGTTGCATAGCTTACATTATTTATAATGCCGTTAGCAAATCCAAGCACTGTAAATAAACCTATCTTCTCGAACACATGTGAAGGCGAACGCTGGTCGAGAGCATCTTTACCCTTTATAGCGGTAGTAGAAACCTCAGCTAAATATTTGTTTGCCTGCATTATCTTTACAAGTGAAGGCATACTTGTCAAGCCGTTAGCAAAACCAGTAGCACAGTCTTCACCAATATCGTAATATTCAGATTCAAATTTCTTTGCTTCAGTTACAGATGCTTCCATTGCCTCACTTGTAATATCAGTAACAAATTCCATACGTTCCTTGATAGCATCGCTGTAAGAATCCATACTTTCAGTTCCAGCATCTCCAAACGCATTAATCCAGTCACCGAGAATACCTTCAACGTCTCCTTCTGTGCCAGAGAGATTAGAAATATAATCTTTAAATCCGTCTTCACTTTCAAGGTTGAATTGTGTAAGAGAATTGGTGAGGTCGTCGAAAGTAAAGTCAAGACCAATTTCAGTGGATAAGTTAGTAACATCCTTTGTCTTAACAGCTTCCCAAACGTCACTAAAATCTATCTTTCCGACATTAACCTTCTTTACCAACGAAGAAGCAAGATTATCGATAATATCACTACCGATTTCTTCTTCTTTTTCTTTCTCTTTCTTTTTCTCTTTTATAGTTTTGTTTGCTGCTTCTTGCCGTGCTTTATAATATTCTTCGTACCAGTTAGCTGTTACTTCTTCTCCTACTTCAGTGCCCTTTTCTTTAGCATCTTCAGTAGATTCACCAGTAGCTTGTTTCTTCCATTCTTCAAACTGGTCGTCGCTTACTCTACCAACTTCACTACCAGCTATGAAATCTAAAGAGTCAACTACACCACCTATTCCAGGTATAGAAGATAAACTGAGCTTGAGTAATTCAGCCATCTTATCCTTTGCTGCTGATTTAGCAACTTTATTTACCATACCAAACGCTGAGTCATCATCATTACCAAATAATGCATAACCAACAGCATATGCCATAGCAAATTTAAGTTTTTCTATAGCGTCCTTTATTTTTGGAACGTTCTTCATGATGCCATCAGCAGCCCCGTCAATAGCAAGTGCCATCGATTCTATGAGACCGTTGGTGACATAATATATCTGTGCGTTAATACCTTCGACAAGACCCATAAGAGCCGCTATTACTGCCATACGTATAGTATTAGAAACACCAGCAACAAATTCGTCGCCATTCTCTTGTACTAATTTAAAGAATTCTAATATCTTTTTAAAGACATCAGGAAGAGCATTAGCAAATTCAATAAGAGTTTCTGTAAAGGTTTTGAATGACCAAGCACTTGCAGCCATTACAGCGGCTAAGCCAAGAATTATCGATGCGACTCCGAGTAGTACACCAGTGCCTCCCTTTGTAAGGTCCATCGTTCCTAATGCAGTCAAAGCTATAGACATCAGTGCAACTATACCAGTTACAAGTAATATCATCTCTTTGAACTGACGAATAGCAGAAACGTCAACACCTTTCATAGCCTTTATAGCAAGAGATAATGAAAAGAACATTGCAGCCATTGACGCAATTATCAATGATACTGCTTGCATTCCTTTAACGTTTCCGCCTGTAGAGAATCCACTATTACGTCCATTGTATGTAAAGTTACTAAATGCAGTAAGTACAGTAGCAAGTAAACCTACAAATATAAGTGTCCACTTCACTATACTCTTGAAATCTTCTATTGCCGATACTCCACTTGCAGTTTTTCTAAGGTCAGCAATGGTTTCGAGAAGAGGCACAAATCCAAGTCTTATAAGGGCAGCTAAAGATATAAGCATACCTGTCATACCCTTGAATGGATTGGTTTGCGTCGTTGTGTCATTTTTAACTTTCTTTGTAATAAAGGTTACTGCTACGCCAAATAACAATAATGGTATAATCATCCAGTTCAGAGCTTTCGTCGCAGCTTCTACATCGGCTGGTGAGAAGTTCTTTACTATCTTGAGTAATTTCTTAAATGAACTTATGAGCATTGATACTAACACACCTATTGATAAATATGTCATTGCAACGCCTGAAAGTCCAACAAGGGTTTTGTCAAGTTTTGAAACAGAATTAGCGAATACCATTAATATAATAAGTATTAAACTTATGTTTGATGTAACACTTAAGAATGTTGTCCTATCGAAATTTGAATCTGTTGCTAAATTATATAGACTGGATACGCCGTCTACCAGCGACTTAATCAAATATCCTATAGCAAACAAAGTAACCGCCATTGATGGTATTACAACGTGGCTCAGTATGTTAGCGGTAGGAGCCGTTACATAGGCTGCCTTCTTTGCAAGAGCCTGAAGAATAACAGTAAGTCCGACTATTACAGAAACTATACCAACAATAGTACCTGCCATAAACGCTATATGGTGTACATCGAACTTCTTGCTTTCCAAATATGCGAAAGTTGCCATAAGTGCTATAAACGAACCTATGATAATAGCGATACTCTTAGCAAATGATTCAAATGCCTCAGCGTCAGTCTTTCGTCCAAATTTCTTTACAGCTGTCTTAAGAGCGCCAAATAACTTGTCAAGATTCTTAAGACCGTCAGATACTCTCTTGTTTAGAGTTGCCATGCTCCAAAGCCATTTAGCAGTTTCAAAAGTAAGAACTATCTGTCCAAATATCTTGATAATATAGTCAAGGTCTGTTCTGTCAAGGCTCCTGATACCTTCAGCAAGTCCACGCATGAAGTCACCCATCTTAGTATAAGCATTAGTAAATACATCTTTACCAGTACCAAATATACTATCAAGGATATCTTTAAGCTTTGTCAGCCATGAGCCGTTAAGAACATCTTCTTTGAAGAAATCTTTAATCTTAGAAAGCCAGCCATGACCTTTCTCAGCTTCAGACTTCATGTCAGACAGTTTACCTACAACCTTCTCGAATACTGTTACAATACCTTCGCCGATTCCTCCAACGACTGTACCTAACAGATTTATAGCGTCAACAAGTCTTTCACCAAGCCAAGTACCAATTGTCTTTAAAATATCAACGAAATTGTCCCATACACCACTTTCTTTGAGTCTGGTATACAATTTCTTAAGTCCATCAAATATCTTGTTTATAGCGTTACCGATTGCTTCAAATATAGATTTTACTACTTTGTTATTAGCAGCAGCTTCAATAAACTGTATAAGATACTTTATACATGTATATAAGCCCTTACCAATTGCAACTACAATATCACCTATTGCTTTGGCTACAGGTTTTATCTTGTCAGCTCGTTCTTTTGTTATTGCAATCTTAGTTGTAAAGTCAGAAAGTTTACCAGTTAAGAATATAAGTGCGTCAAGGAATCCACTTCCCTTACCACTTATAGCTTCACTTAAACCACTGAACGTTGCACCAAGAATATTAACAATAGAACTTGTAATGTTATGTAATACTGTTCTTACGTTTGTAAATATAGTTAATACTTTACTTACAGTATTCTTAAGACGATTAACGGCGTCTGCTCTGGCCTGCTGCTTAGCGGCTTTCTCACGCTGCTCAGTCAGATACTCAGTCATCTTGGCTTCGTCCCAACCAAGCTCAATCATCTTGTCGACATAAGCTTGTGTGAGCTCGTAATCTTCTCCGAGGGCATTTACACGGTCTTGTCCGTTTCCATACTTGCCCCAGTTCCAAATATCCCAAGCATTTTGAGAATATCTTTTAAGGTCATCATCAGAAGCCTTAGCAAGTTTGTCATATACATCTATAACTTCTTCTGTTGCTTCTTTTGTGCCTTCCATTCCTTCACGTAGCTTCTTGACATAGTCGGCTATGTTATCAAATGGTGCTTTCTCTTCACGTAGCATTCTCCATGCATCGGCAAAGTCTCTTACATAATCAGCAACTTTCTTTATTGAAGGAGTAATTTTCTCTACTATTGCTTTAATATTAATTGATTTTATAAAATTAGTAACTAACTTACCAACTGCGTCCATCATGGATATGATAGCATCTTCAGCAGGCTTAAATGCTTTCTTAAGTTCCTTAAGCTGTGTTGTAACCTCCAGTAATATAATTCTGAATGATTCAAACTTCTGTGACTGAATATCAGCGCCAAGTCTTGAAAGGGCCGCTTTAGTATTCGAGAGAGCGCCTGTAAAAGTGTTGTTAGCTTCCTTTGCGTGTCCACCATAAAGCTCGTCCATAGCCTTAGCAAAGGTCATAAAGTCTATCTGACCCTTTGAGACCATGTCTCTTATGGCGGCTTCAGTTGTGTTCATCGACTTAGCAAGGTCGGCAGCAACATTAAGACCTCTTAACGAGAATTGCTGAAGCTGCATTGACATCAGCTTACCCTGACCTGCTACAGATGTAAATATATGTCCTATCTCTTCATAAGTAGAGTTAGTCATCGCAGCAACACCAGATACACCTCTAAGAGATGCCTGCATGTCCTTGCCGAGAGCTACATTTGATGCTACAAGCTGAGAAGCAACTTTAGCAGCGGCGTCAAGTCCGTAAGCAGTATCCTGTACACCGTAGTTGATATCATCTACTATGTCTTTCCATTCAATACCAAGACCACTTAGCATGAACTTAGCCTGTTCGATGTTCTGGGCTCTTCTGGCTCCTCCTTCTTTGATTTGGTTAAGAGGTGCCTGTATTAAGCTTGTAACCTTGTGAATGGCGTTCATCGCGGCATCAGTTATGTTCTCAATTATTCTCTTACCAGCTATCTGAAGGGCATTAAACTTTAATTGTACAGTTTCTAAACCTTGGGAAATAGGAGAAACATCGACTGCTTTAATAGCTTCATTAAGCTTTTCAGGTCCTTTAGTTGAAAAGTTATCATTTAGTTTTTGTTTTAATTCCTGAAGAGTTTGTAAAGTCTTTGCCGCATTCTTTTCAAATTCTTCATTCTTAAATTGCATTTCGACTATTCGCTTATCAACTTCATTACTCATGCTTTCTTCAGCTCCTTCCATGCTTTCATTGCTATCTCATCAAAGATAGGTTCCATTGTGGGGGTTACAAAATCGTTTGGTTGAACGTAACCACCTCTTGCGGTGCCATGTCCATATACCAGCAAGACAACGACAGGAGGTCCAGAAGTACCTTTAGATAGATTGGAGTTTGAGAATATAAGTCTCGCTCCTTCTTTGTTAATGTCTATGTCGTATGACCAACTTGCCGCTGTCTTACCTGTTTTCTTAGGAGTAGCCTCGCTGAGTGCAATAACGCCCATCTCGCCATAACCTTTTAATATCTTCATCCATTTTCTTTGCTTTATTCCTGAAAGAAAGTCAATGGTCTTATCAAAAGCACCATATGACGAAATCTTAATCTTGTCACTCATTTGAAGTTTCTCCTTTCATTTTGATTACCTCTTAACAAGATACTGAGAGCTTACAAATCCCTCGAAGCCATTAGCCTGTACGAGGAACCACTTAACACCAGCAACCTCAGTATAGTAACCGAAGCACTGAACCTTTGTGTCCCACTTGAGAGTTGTGATGAGCTGTTTATTCATGCCAGCACCTTTTCTCACGTTGAGTCCAACCATAGGAGTTACAGCATAAGTTCCAGCAAGATTCTTGTCGAATGACATTGCAGGTTCGTGAAGTGCTGTGTTTTGAGCTGGCTTTGGCTCTTCCTTTGGCTTTTCAGCTGGCTTCTCTTCCTTCTTTGAAATCTTATCAAGATAGCCGTCGTCATAAGTTCCGAGCTTGTTTGGAATTCCTGAGATTTCACTTACATTGAGGAAGTTACCCTTTGCGTAATTCTTTCTTACACAGTAGTGACAGTGACTGCCGCCAGGTCCATCAGGAATTGTATAACCGGTATAACCTTCTATACCAACTACATCTGTAACCTTGACTTTATCTCCTGTCTTAACTTTTAACTCAGAAAGATGACCAAAGTAATAATAATTACCGTCTTCTCCTCTTACACAGACATACTGTCCGAATCCCTGCTTATGGTTGTTGGAATTCTCCCAACCTGCATAGCGTACAGTGCCGTTTACAGTTGAGTGTACTTCCTTGTCATGGAGTCCTACGAGGTCGAGTCCGTCGTGGTCTGCACCTTTGAACTCCTGAGTTACCTGAAATTTACCCATGTAAGGTGAATTCATGTTAACAACTCCTTTCATTTTGATTCCTTCAAAGCTGAAGGTAGTTTCTGCTTTTCAACTTCGTTAATCGCCTCGTTTACATAGTAGGCAACACAAAGCTGCTGTTCTGGTGTCATCTCATTATAGATTTCAGCCATAGTTTTTTCTTTAGCCATTATGGTTTCCTCCTATTGTAAACGGAATATGGGTCGCTATAAAGAACACGGTCATCGTTTATACTGTTAAGATTAGTTAATGTATTAACTACATTAGAATTATTTAACACTTGTGAAGCGGTTTGACTTCCAGACTGTATAAACGAACTCGTTGCAGGGTTAGAAATAAGATTTGATAATGTGTTTGCTGCGTTACTAACGTTAGGATTGTTAAGATACTTCGCAGCTGTTTTTCCACCTTGTTCGATTAGTTTACTTGGTGATGTGGTATTAGAAATTTTAGCTAAATTTGCAGAAGTTTCTTTAACATTACCAGTAATATTTTCGATTCGTTCGGGAGTGTAGCCACTTGACTTTCCAGCCGAACCGAGGCCACTACCAATGGAGTTACCGAAATTCTCGTATACACCCAATTTACCAAGTCTTGTATTAGCCTGGTTAAGTCCGACACCTACTACATAAGCTCTTGCATCGAAATAAGTGCGCAAAGCAGTATCCATTGCCTCATAAGCCTTATTACCAACTTCTGTAGAGTTGACAATATTAATAACTGAGTCAATAGGTTCTTTAACATTAAAGTCCTGAACAGCACCCTTAAGTTTAGGGTCTTTCTGCATTGCGTTGCTAAGTCCAAGACCAGCACCAACAATGAGGCTTCCTCCAGCAGCACCAAGAGTAACTCCAGCGGCTGTCTTGATAGCTTTCATTGCATTTTCGTGGTCGATTGTCTCATTCCTCATGACTGAGTCAAGGTCCATCTTCTTTATTGAAGCATCAACTGCTTTCTTAGTAGCCTCTGCTTCTTTAGCAAGGTCCTGAAATTTCTTCTGCATCTCAGGGTCGTCTTTGTATTCTTCAGCTCTCTTGTTGTATTTGTTTATTACTTTATTGTAATATTTTTCATTCTTCTTGAGCTGTTTAGAAATATAAGCCTGAGAATGGAATCTACCTTTTTCGTTAAGAGAGCCGTCGATGTTAGTATACTTACTTCTTGTTCCTGAAGCAGAACCAGCTTTAGAATAAGAGGTATCGTATTCTCTGTACTTCTTGTCCCTTATACTACGATACTTTTTCTGTACAGAAGATTTAACGTTACCAATAAACTTGCCAGCACCAGAATATCCTTTACCGTATGGCTGGTATCTTCTTATACCCCATTTCATACCAAGGATACCATGATGCTCGATGTAGTCTTCTTCGTTATAGTCAGTTTGTAAAATATCCAAAGAGTCTTTCAATATCACTTCACTCCTTTCATTTTACTTTGTTGCTTGCGTTTCCATTCTTCAAACTTACGCATGTTAGCTTCTCGAATATCCTCGCATTGAGCAAGAGCCTCCGTTTTGTTAAGTTTCTGTTCTCCCTTATTCTTAAAGGAAGCAACTCTTATTAGAGTTAGTACCCTACTAAGATGCCAATTCTCAATTGTTGGATTAAGACATTGCATCTGTCCGAGATAATAATATATGAGTTCAGAAGTCATTAACTCATTTGATTGAGGCTCTGATGTTTTTCTTTCTTCTGGAAATGTTGTCGCTGTCTGGTTTCTACTTATATATGCTTCAACTTCTTTGAGGTCTTTAGGTGTAAAAGCAAATATAATTTCATCTTCTACATCTTCGTTGAGTATCATACAGCGAACATAATCCTTTACTTCTTCTTGAGTTTTTTCTTCTGGACTTAAAAACGGTTTGCACCATTTGCTTTCCCATTTAGTAAGTGAGACGAGGGAGTGCTCAAGGGTGAGATTATGTTCCTTAATAGGAATAAACTCTCCCCTTGAATCGTCCCACAAATCTTGCTTAGGAATAAATATCTTTAGTGGCATTAGTTCTTAAGCGCGGGATGGTTGGGGTCTATCTGACCATTCTCCACTCCCTGCTTTAACAGTGCCTGAAGTTTATTAGACACTATGCCAGATATAAATTCTGCACCTGCATTCTGATTAGTAGCAAGCTCCATATAGAGCTCACTATAAGCGTTTGTGTCTTTGAAGTCCTGAAGAATCTCAGGTGACTTTCTGAAGCGTCTACCGTCAGCATCCTTAATACCGTAGCTGCGGTCTATAAGTTCCTGATAGAGTTCGATAAGGCTTGGAACGTCTATCGTCTCTTCAATACGCTTAATATACTCTGAGAGAGTTCCCTTAACAGAATACTCCCACTTTGCGAGTTCTGCTTCAGAGAGATTGAAGTGGAAAGTTTCAGTTCTCTCCACGTCGTTGAAATCTGTGTATGTGATGGTTTTAGCTATCATATGTGTTTCTCCTTTACATAAATATAATTCGGGTTATCAGCCAGCAGCTACAGTATTAACTACACCGCCGAAGATTGTGCTGATGATATACTCAGGTGAGGGAAGGTAGGGGTCGTTATCATTTCCCTTGTAATATGTGCTCGAAGCAAATGTAGGAGCGTTCTCACCCGTAACGTGAGTATATACATAAGGACTCTCAGAAGTGCCAGAGCCGCTTCTTGTGTAGTAAGCCTTATAATTTGATGACCAGTCAGCAGGCTCAGATGTAAGAACTGTATAAGTTGTGTCACCACCATAGAGAACAGTCTTAAGAGCTGCATAAGCAGTCTGGAAAGCAGTATCGTCGTCGAGACCTGCTGTGCAAATCTCCATGTTTGCTGTAGGCTTGAACTTAGTGCCATCGCCTACTGCAACAGGGTTAGCTGTAAACTCGAATGAAAGCTCAGAAGGTGAAGGAGACTCGTTAAGCGAGCTGTAATCCTTTGAAGAAGGTGAAGTTGTAGCATTCCATACAATATGGATAGTCTCGCCACAGTTAACACCATCAACATCGTTACCAACCTGAGTTGTTACAGCGAATCCAAAGCTCTCACGAGTCTGCTGTGATACTGTAACACCCTTAAGAGTTGACTGGTCTGTAGAAGAAACAGGATTCTTCTTACCAAGGCACTTTCTGAAGTTATCAGGATACCAGAAGCACTTGATTGTGCCGCCGTAGTTCTCTGCACCACGGAGAGAGATGTACTTGATGTTGTCAGCGTATGAAGCCTGCTCATCAGCACCAGAAGGGTTATCAGTGAAACCACTTATACCATTCCAAGCCTGACCAACTGTGTAAACTTTATTAGTTGTATCGTAGTCTGTGTAGCATACACCCTTTGAGCAACCACCCTCAAAGAACTTTTCTGCCATCTGGTCCCATACCATTTTAGCCATATATGGATTCCTCCTTAAAAATATAATTCGTAAACGTAATGATAAAGTCCATCACTTACAAAGTCATTGACTCTATCAATCATTTGGAACTCAAGTAACATCTTGTCCACTATTGCTGATACTGGATTTGACGTTATATAAGTTACTTGGTATTTATGTTGCAAAATATACTTGTAGTTGTTAGCTGCTCTTGTGAAGGGGCTAACATCTTTGTATATAATACAATCATACTTAAGTTTAACAGATTCTGGAGGTTGAAAATATACATTTGTGTTCCCAAGAATCTCTTTAAACTTAGCATTTAATTCACTTCTCGGTTTGCTCATGTGTTATCAACTCCAGAATATGTTTGGTCAGCAGTATCGTTATAGACACCGTTGACACTTAGCACAAGTCTTGGTCGAGGGAGAGCATCCACTGAGGTTACTCTCCATTTCACACCAAGATATTCAACATACTTAATATACTGAAGATTGTGATAAGCATAATTATCAGCAACAATACTAAACTGATTTGTTATAGTAAAGTTGTCGTTGAGATAACTGGACTTCTCGTTGTTGCGAGTGTCACGTAGCACATCTCCATATACAAGCTTTTCAGTAGTTTCTGTTTTCCATAAGCTATCGTCAGACTCATCTATATATGTTTTAACGTATCCAATCTTTCCAGCAAATCTCATCTTATCACCTCGCTTTCAGTAAATATAAATCAGCCTGCTGATGTTACTGTCTCGATAACGAGAGCGCAGTAAGCCTTGATAAGAGCACCAGAAGTACGTGTTTCCTGGAGGAACTTGTACTGGTTGTAGTCGATGTCGAAGCCATCGAAGCCCTTAATCTGACCGCCCTGGTTTGTACCGAAGCCGTAGTCGATAGGATTAATCATGATACCATAGAGAGTTCTTGTCTCTGACTGTGCGTTGTATGTAACAGTTCTTGTCTTGTTAACGAGCTGCTCAGCAGTCTGAACATCAGAACAACGAAGAGCCTGTGCAACCTCAGCGTCTGTCTTGTAGAGCTTGTGGCCAACACCGTCAACCATAAGTCTCCAGTCTGTGAGGTTGTCTTCTGTTGTATACCATGTCATGTTACCAGAACCCTTATAGTCCTTACGTGCACGGAGAACAGCTTCCTCAATCTTAGCATTCTTCTGCTCAAGAGTCTCGCTGCCTGTAAGCTGAACTCTTACGTTGATAACGAAGAGAGACTCATCAGTCCAGATAGGACGAATTCTGTCTTCCTTAATCTTGTCAGCTGATGCTGCGCTTCTGCCGTCGCCAACGAGAGCTGCTACTGCGAGAGCCTCACGGAGCTGTGACTTCATGTCAACCTGGAGAAGTGAGAGAACATCGAAATCTGTGATGTCAATAACATCATCATTATCAATCTTTCTCTTTACGTATACAGTCTGAGGCTCAGTTACACGCTTAGCAAGTGTCATGTAACCCTCAAGCTTCATGTTGCCCTTGATGTAGCCCTTAGCCTTAGCTTCCTCAGCTGTAAGGTCAGCGAACGTTGTCTTTACGCGGCTGAAAGGAAGGTGCTTTGTCTTGCCCATGAAGCTCTCAACCCAGTCAGTGTTGCGCTGAATGAGCTCAGGACGTGTGCTTATGTTCTTAGCATCAGGGAAGAGCCAGTCGATATTCTCGATGCCGTACTCTACAGCTGCGTGCTCGATTGCATCATGGAATGAGTTGCCGAAGCTACCTCTTGAAAGCATATCAAGTGCCTTTGCCTCTACCTCAGCACCGTGAGCGATAATGTTGGGGTCCTGTGCCATACCGTTGTTTGTGTACTGTTCAAAAACGTTCATATCGTTTCCTCCTTCATTCATATCAGAATGTTCAATATAGTCACCGTCTTCGGTGCTGTCGTGTTGTGCGGATGCTTCACCAGCACCCTGCTTCATGCCGTAAGCGATTGCCTGTTCAATCATGAAGTCATATACCTGCTTCTGCTCTTCGTTGAATGTATCTATTACATCCTGAGCAGTTTTTGTATTTGAAGCGGCTTCGCCGTCAGCATGCTGGATTGTGTCCTTGGTCTCTTCAGCCATTGACTTTTCCTCCTCTTTGGTTTCTTCAACCTTTTCATCTTCTTCTGTAGCATCATGAACGATAATCTTTTCACCAAAGTAGCATACACCCTCTGTATCAAGATACTCACCGTCGATGCCGTCAGCGTGTGCGAAATAAGTATGTTCAATTCTTGCTGTTGGGTCTGCACCAGAGAGAACAACTGACACTTCACGAATTGTGCCGTGCATTATGTTGTTGCCGGCTCTCTGAAGCCCGTTTGCAAAGATAGAATAACTATCAAGGTCTCCGTGCTTTATGCATTCAGCAGCAGCCTGAGCGTCTGCACTTCCATTGAGGAATGACTCAGCCCAAACTCCTTCTGGTCTCTCATAAAGATACGAATGACCTATTACAGCATTAATATCCTTATGATTATGCTGGTACACAAGAGGAACCTTAGTGCCGTTCTGCTTTGCAAAAGCTCCAGCATGCATTATAGTATTATCACTACAGAGCACGCCATACTTTGCAACCCAGCCTTCAAAGTCACACTTTTTGCCCATAAGCTTTTCCTCCTTTTACTAAATTTCTTCTTCCATTATGAAGTTTGCATCTCCACTATCCACCATCGGAGCTTCCTCCTCAACAGGGTGAGAGATGTTCGGATTGCTAAGTTCATCAGCCTTCGGGTCATCCGACGGTTTGAGTCCCAGGAATCCTCTAAACTCATTAGAGCTAACAACCTGATTGCGGATAAGTTTATCAGCAAGTTCAGGAAGCTTGGAAGTCGGTACAAGACCAAATGGGTCGTTGAATGCCATAAGCCTCTTACCCATTGCCTGTGCTTTGAGAGAATAGAATTTCCTTGAAAGCTCTTCTGTTACAGCAGAGACAAGAGGTTCTATTGTTCTCTCATAGTAATTGTTAAGTGTCTGCTCGTCAGCTGTACCATCCAGAATAGACTGGGTCATACCAATCTGAGAGAACAGGAGTTCTGTAAGATACTCAACTTCTTTCTGAAGATTGTTTTCAGCAGGTCTATTGAGCTGTGTAACCTTTTCTTCAGCACCAATGTAAGCAATACCATACTCACCCTCGGCAAGCTGAGCCGCAATGTCTCCCTTTCTCTGCTCTGCCTGCGCCATTCTAATCTTAGACTGTGCAGGATAGGGAAGCTGTATAATGATGTCCAGTTTACCAGAGGCAATTCTGTCATCTGTTATGTCGAGCTGACTTAACTTTTTGTTTAATCGTTGTAGAGTTGAGTTTGGCTCGTTCATTATGTTGTAGAACGGGTTCTCAACTAAGCCGACTAAACGCTTTGGTAATTTTACTTTTTCTTTCATACCAGTCTGTTCGTTGTATACTTCTACTTCGACATCCTGAGGATACCATTGAGTAACAGTACCACAACGAGCAGCATAAATCTCGTATGAATCAGTTTGCCAAGGAGATTTGTTGTAGTCTGTCGGAACGATTGCCACAACTCCCTTGTCAATACAACGAGCATACATATCCTGACGGAATGTTCTCGCTGCTTGGTCTATATTGGCTTCGACTGTAAATAGCCTGTTGAGGCTGGAGTCGTATTCTACGTCGACAAACTTGTCCTGCTCCATCAAAACCGCTTCCATTTTGAACTTCGCCGCATCTACAGCAATTCTGTTGTTGATTGCGGAGATTATAGTCTTTCCGTTAGCATATGTTTGACGTGCTCGGTCAGGTCTGCCTGAGTAGGATGAGCCAGAAGTACGATAGACCGTCTCGTACTCTTTAGCGTTAGCAAATATATTGAAAGTATTTCTAAACTTACTTACTAACCCCATTTACTCAGCCTCCTTTTTAATTGTGTTTAAGCTTTACGCTTAGCAAATGCCTTCTGAGCAGCGGCTTTAGCTTCTCTATACATTTCTGTATTAAGTTTGTTGTAGCCAGACATAACTCCTCCGCCAGCACCTGCTAAGAGAGGCGAAACGAGTATTCCAGTTGCTAACGCCCAGTTGTTAAAAGACTTTCTCGCTTTGGCAAGTTCTTCACTTCTCTTGTAACGGACATTACCGTATTCTATTCTTGAAGCATTTTTAATCCACTGATTACCAAGCTTAGCTAATTTAGCTTTATCTCCAACGAGTTTAGCCTGTTTCATCTTTTCTTCGGTCTTAGCAAGTTTAGCTGCTCCTAACCGCTGTTGTAAATTGGACTGCTTTGCTTCTTTACGAGCCAGTCTCGAAAGAACTTTAGAGTCATGCTTGCTATAACCTTTCTTAAGAAGCTCCTGACGCATCTGCTCACGATAATTCTTACCCTCTTGTCTGTCTCGCTTATCAGCAATACCTTCAAGAGTAGTCTTACCTCTGTCATTCTGATAACGTCTGACGCCCCAACGCATACCTTTAACACCGTGGTGTTCAATAAAGTCATCAGTTCGTAAGATGTCCAATGAGTCTCTCATTCGTACACCTCCTTGTTTAATTTGTAGGACACAAACGCATCCATCATAGCAGACACAACGTCAATCTTTTTATCATAAGATAACTTCATTAACTTGCGTCCACCATTATTATCTCTTATTACAACAGAGTTACCCATACAAAATGTTACGATACTCTGATTGTGTAAGAGGTGATTATCTTCTGCAAGATTCTTAAGCTCACCAAGAGGTACTGTTTCAGTTCTGACGCCCTGCTTTACTACGTCCAGGCCAAATGGTCCGTGGTCTTGTCTCCATCTCTCAACAAACTTATCAGCATTATACGGGTCGAAACCGAAGCTTCTTACGTCTAATCCTTTACTCTCAATATAATCAAGTACATCATTGTATACTTCATCCATATCAAGAATAGTTCCATTGTGTATTATTAGACTTCCTTCATTAATGAATTCATCATACTTAATACGCATTGCTGTAGATAAGCTGTTTAGTGTTCTCTCTGTAATGAAACAAAGAGACATAATACCGAAAATATCTTTTCTAAGAGGAAACAAAAATGTAAACGCACAAAAGTCGTTACCCTGTGACATATCAGCACCCATCGCACATGGAATATTCCTAAAGTCACAAGGAGCCCCAGTTGGGAGTGTTTCTTCATAAGTAAAGAAGTAAGTAAATCCTTCCATAGGTATTCCAAAACACTTTGCCAAAATATCATTCCTTGTTTCTGGCGAATGCTCCATTGTATTGACGTACTCTTGATATGCTTCAAACGTGATAGTATGACCGATGTTTGGTTGTGCCTTCACCCAGCATGTCGGGTCGTTCACCTCTCTGATATCGTCGAGACCATACCACCAAATTGAAGTATTAGGATTAAAGTATTCTCCTTTGAGAATCTTCTTGAGCTCCATCTTAATAGAGTCTCCAGGGCCGTTTCTGATTGTACCCTCTGAGCTAATTGCAAGCAGAAGGGAGTTAGGTATCTTTTTCATACCCTGATAAGCAGCTTGTGTAACATCTTCTCTGATGTCGCAAGAAAGCCACTCATCTATAGTGACAAAGTACGGTCCAGCACCCTGAAGCTTGTCTATGTCCATGGGGACAACTTCAACAATTGAACCGGTGAGTTTGTTTTCTACACCAATCTTTGTTGAGACGAGAGCAGCCTTGTTTGCCGCAGAACCTTTGTTAGCCATGATGTTACCCGCTGTGAGAAACTTATACAGCGGACCTTTGGCTCTTAGGATAGCCGTCTTCATCGGACCCATTGTAGCCTCAGCTTGTCTTGCAGTTGGTGCTACAATAATCTGCTTAGTAGTTGTGGTAACGATGGTAAGAAAGTAAGAATGTAAGATAGAAGCGAACATAGACTTTGCTGCACCTCTTGCTATTATTAAGTAGACTTTGCTGCGTAATCTTTTTAATTCTTTTCTTCTTACATAAACTATCTTTCCTTCGGCAGTTACCTGAGGTACAGACCTTTCGACATAATAAAACCAGCTTAGTATGTCTTCAGCCCATAACTTAAATGTATCAAGAAGATGCAAGTCGCTACCATCTTGTAAAGTAAGCTCTTGTTCAGCGAATTTAATGAAACCATCAATAGCTTTGTCATCATAGTATACACCAGGATTACGTATTAAGTTATCAATTAAGTTCATTTGCAATTCGATATTCTCGTTTACCTTAATCTTGCCAGCTAAAACATCTTGACGGAATTTGCCATAATATTTAGGCGTGGCAGTATTAGATAGCATTGCTCACACCTCCTCGTGTTTTACTTTCATTTTGAAGAATTAATCCTTCTTCTTATCGTCGCCAGCACCCTTGCCGCCAGAATACTTACGATTCTCCCACTTGATGTCTTTAAACATGCTCTTCTTGAGTTCATCGTAGTTGTCACTCATGTTCTCGATTTCGTATCTAAGTTTCAGAGTATCGGACATTTCCTTAAGCTCATCAACGTTAGCTTTTCCGAATACTTTCTTGAACTCTTCGACTTTACCAGTCTTAGTAGCGGCTGTTACTTCTTTCTTACGAGCTTTTTCACGGGCTTCTTCGACTTCTTTAATCTCAGCCTTTTGCATGTCCTTCATAACACCTTTAAACTTATTAACATTGTCAATAATGTTGTAAGCGCTCTGTGCGCCTGATGCAACTTTACTTCCAACACTAACGAGTTTGTCAAGTGCTGCTTCACCGCTTGGTCTGAGACTTTCGAGTTTCTGCATACCGCTAATTCTTTTGTAAGCCCTGTCAATCTGCTCCTGAGAAAGACGGTGAGAGATTGAGATTACTTGGTCAAGGTCACCCTTGGCTATAATCTTCTCGTCATCTTCAGCCTGTCTCTTAAGAGCTTTCTCCAGAGATTTATTAAGCTTTACTACTTGCTTAGCGGTCTTTTCTGATTTCTTAGTATACCTATTAAGCTTCTTGACATTACCAGCTTCACCAGCAGTCTGAGCCTTTTCAGAATACTTAAGAAATCTTTCTCTTGCTTTGGACACTTTATGTCCAAGCTGTTCTGGGGTTCGTCTGATTCCCCAATGCATTCCTTTGATACCGTGATGCTCTATAAAGTCATCAGTTCTCAGAATGTCGAGTGAATCAATCATTCTTCTCTCCCTCCTTCTTTTCTTCATTCTTCTCTCCATCTTTAACTTTGTATTCAGCATTGCGGAGAGCCTTCTTGATGAATTTTGGCAGAGGGACTCCTATCTTGTCGAGGTTTTCACTAAAGCTTATAAGCTCCATTATTACAATGTAGATAGTAATTCCTATCATTATGTACTTCGGAGCGTTAATACACCAAGTAAAAGCGAAGCCGACAAGAAGTATACCTATTTCTCCAACTTTCTTATTAAGACCATCTCTCATCTTGTAAGACTTGAGATGTCCAGTAGTCCATGCATGATAGATACCGCTAAGAAAGTCGATTACCATAAGAATAAAAGGGAGAAGTAATAACCTGTAATCTTCCGCAGATGCAATTGCATCTCTGATGTCGGATAAGATGTTTTCTTCCATTTTGATACTTCCTCCTTTAAAAGTTTTCTCAAATAGTTTTACACTTAGTCCAACCACATAACACTAACTTTTAATAGTTGCCTCCAATAGGCTTTAGCTAATCGCTATAGATTAAGTTGTGTATGTGTTGTTAAGTGTGGTGCTATACATATGAGAAATCAAGTAGTAGGAACTATCTGAGCGAAGAGAGCAGCTGTAGTTGTGTCGTCAGAAGCGCAAGCTGCTGTAGCAGTTACAACTGTAGCTGTAGATGTTACAACTGTCAGGATGTCTACTGATACTGTGCCGTCATCAACCTTGCAAGCTGTAGGAACACACATGCTACCACCGTTAACGAGAACGAGGTTACCTGTGATGTAAGCTGAGAATACGTCAGCACCTACTGCGAGTGTCGTACAAGCTGAGTCTGTGTAAATCTTAGAGTCAGCTGCCTTAACGTAGAATACTCTACCAGTTACGTGAAGGTCTTTTGCGTCTTCATAAATTTTTCCATTGAGTACCATAATTTTTTACTCCTTTTTAATTAATTTTATTTAGTAAACTTAAGATAACTTAAGTAAACTCGGTTAGTTACGTTGACGGGGTGTTGTACACGGGGTCACATTCGTAAAGGAATCTCTGCTCCATTTCAGTGAGCTCGGATTTCATCGCGTTGTGAAGTGTACCGTTTGTTGCGGGGTCAAATATATATCTTACATAAAGTGTAATGTAAGTCTTAACTGCTGAGAGCTGAGCTTCTCTTTCTCCGAGACAGTCAGTCCACGTTGCAGTAGCGTCGGATATGCTGTAAGGTGACTGGAATACATTTACCTGCTTAAGTTTGAAGAAAGCACTATTAATATGCATAATAATGTCTGTATCAAAACTTGTATCATCAGGAGTTAATCCAATAACCTTTTTAACAGAAAGTAATATAGATGAATCAACATCTATAGGCTCTGGGTCTGTTGTGACAGGGGTTTCCTCTACTGGGGTCTCTAACTCTTCTTCAGGCATTCTTTATCACCTCACGTTATCAAGCCAGCAAGAATATAACCTTCTCTTCCGCCGACTTTACATTTATAGTATTTCTTGTCATCCCAAGAATATGCAACTTCTTCGAGGTCGACAGAAATGGTCTTACCAGCTTTGACTGTTGTTACAAGGATAGGCTCTTCGATTTCAGGGTCATCATCAACACAATCTAATATACTGGCAGTCTTACAATTTGCAACGATTTTAAAAGTATACATTTACTGTCACCTCCAAGGACATGTATCGTTGGGTTTTCTCTCGATTGGGTCTTGAGGGAGAAGAGATTTATCACCATAATGAATTGCGTTATGGGTATTGTGAGAGCAGCTTATCAGGTTTTCCATGTCAAATATACAGGGGTCTAAGTTAAGTAGTTGTTCTTTAGTAAGAGGGTTGATGTGATGAACAATAATCTTTCCTTGAATAGAATATCCTTCTAAACCCAGGTCAAATCCATTGTCCCTCAGAATAACCTTACGTCTTATACTCTTCCACATAGGAGACTTTTGATAGAGATACTGATTAAGCATTCTCTGTCCGCCAAATGTCACTTCTCCTATCTTCGAGTACGTACGTAAGTATTCATATCTCTCTACTAAAGTTTTTAACTTACATAATTCAGAATATGTTTTATCCATTACTTCCTGCATACTCCTTCATTGCTGTAATTGCTTCCTGATAAAGCTCTTCTGTTCTCCTCTGACTCTCAAGACTGTCAACCTTAGCGTTTGCAAGTTGGCTTTCGGCCTTTATCTTCTCACGCTCAAGTTTGGCTCGTTCTGTTCCAAGACGAAGACACGCCACTGTTTCATTTGGTGAAGCAGTATTGTCCCTAAGTCTCTGAACTATACACTTATACGCGAGGTCCGTAAGCTGTGCTTCTCTTCCTTCTGGAGAAAGGGCATACTCGAACGGTCCTTCGTCGACGGGTTTCGGCGGTTCTTTCGGCATATAGTTCACCTCCCCGTTTAGAATACTTACATCTAAGTATTCTGATAATATCTGATAACTTATTCGATTGTAAGTATATAATTTAAAAGGGCGAAAGAGTATAACCCTAACGCCCTTTAACACAATGTTATCTCAAGTCGCCGAGCATGTGCTCCATCTTCATACGAGTATGTTCATCAGGAGCTTTGTTCATAAGTTCCTCTACTTCGTAGATAAAGTCTGCACGCGCGTCGTCTCTTGTATAGTTATCGCTGGTATAACGTCCCATAGAGTCTCTACGAACTCCACTACGACGGTTCTCCATACTGCGATTGCTGCGTGTACCGCTTCTGCGTCTCATAGAACGCTCATCCCAGTGCATACCAGAAGAGCCTTCCATCTCTTCCATTTTGTCGATAAGGCACATGAGATTTACTTTAGACTCGGTAAGCTCCTTAAGCCATTTTGACTCACGCTCACTAAGCTGGCCGCCATTAGCACGGATTTTCTCGTTCAAGTCCTCAAGCTCATGCTCAACAACTTCACACAGGTCGTACATTACATCTATTTTCTTGTCCATCTTATTCACTCCTTAGGCTATTCTATTTATAACAAGGTTTGCATTCTGTACCTGTATTACAGGCGCGGGTGTAACGGTTGGGTCGGTTGAAGCTGCTACTGACTCTATAGCAAGAGTGAAGCAACAGCCCTTAGGAACCTTTATAATTGCAGTAGACGTTACATTGCCGAGCTGTTCTACAGCTGCTGGTGTATAAATCGCCTTGCTGGTAAGTCTTGGCTCACCGTTTACGCTTATAGCAACTGCAATTGGTCCGACAGTGCCTCCTTCAGGTAATTGTATGTTTCCATTGAATACTACCTGATATGTTGCGAAGCACTGACCGTTTGTGATGCCTTTGAGAATAAAAATTCCAGTTTCATCTTCGTGATAAATATAACCACGACGACAAGGAATAGAAGCCGTAAAGTTAATAGGTGTGTTTAAAGAAACGTCCTGTAATGCATTAGCTAAATATTCTGCTGCCATACTATCACCAACCTATCTTAGAATGAGCCACAACCGCAACCGCTGTTGTTACCGTTGCAGGTAAATATAGGCTGATTTCCGTAAACAGGCTGTGAAGGAATGGGACAGCTTCTAAGCTCTGATACGAGCTGGTTTGCAATCGTTGCCTGTGAAGTTCTCAGTTCTGCTGTCTGAGCATTCTGTGAAGCAGCAAGATTTGCCATGTTGAGCTGATTCTGGAGACTAACATTATCTCTCTGAGCCTGTGCAAGCTGTGCCTTTACGCCATCGAGCTCAAGTGCACACAGCTTATCAAGAATCATCTGAGTGTTAGCAGTATTAGCAGCTCTTGTATTGCAAGCCTCTGTTGCGATTGTATACTTTACATCATTTGTTGCAATTCTGTTGTCGCTTGATGCCTGTGCAAGCTGAGCAGAGATGTTTGTAAGTCCGCCAGTTGTTGCAGTCTGTGCATTGAATGACCTCTCAAGGTCTGCAAGCTGGTTTGTGTAAAGCTGCTGAGCAATTGCGTTCTGTGCACCGTTGACAGAAGCGTTTACTCCAGCAAATCCGCTACAGAGGTTCTGATTAACACCTGCGAAGCCGTTGCTCATGTTTAGAGTCATATCTCCACAACAATTGCAGAGCTGAGTAGCAAGAGCAGAAATAGAATCTCTTGCAGAAGTGATGCTATCACTGAGCTGAGCATCTCTGAAGCCAGCATTTGTGTTAGCATTAATCTGATTCTGTCCATTGAGAAGCCACGGGAAATCATAGCCAAGCATCATGTTTCCATAACCTCCTCCAAATCCTCCGCCGAAACCAAAACCGCCATTACAGAGAGCGATGAGGAAGAGAATGCCAAGCCAGCTGTCTCCGTTACCGAAGAGACCGCCATTGTTGCCGTAGCCGCCCATGTACGGAACGCCGTTTGCAGGTGTCATGAGCATAGTTGTGTTGAAGCCGTTTGAATCAGTCATTGTGACCGTCCTTTCTCCCCTTAACTTTTAGGGGTAAACATCAGCATCCATTATGTGCAGACGTTTATTAAATTTTATTTATATCAAGACACAAAGTCTTAATACCTAAAATTACTTCTTTCCGAGCATGCCATAAACCTGTTGCTGTATAAGAGGTGGTATCTGATTTGTTGCTGCCGCGTATCTCACCGCTTGTTCAGGTGTTTGTATGTCTGGCGGAAGTTTTAAGTTACCCAAATACTTCATTGGGTTTTCTTTAAACTGATTGAAGAGTTTATTAAAATCGAGCTGTTGTGGTTGCTGATTATTACTTTCATTTTGATTGTTTTGTGAAAATTGCTGATGTTTAAATACTGGATTTCCCATTAACCCCTCAGCTCCTTTACAACGTCTTGCATGTCTTTAATAACTTCTTCATAAGACCTTATCTTAGACTCGAATTCTTCTTTTGTCACATAGTCATCCATGTTTATCTGTGGTATTTCAGGAGACGGTTCTTGTACCTGAACTGGAACTGGAATAGGAGCACCATCTGTTTCCTCAGTAAGTCTTATCCTTGTAAACTTAGCAGGTTCAAGAATAGAGTTACCAGCAGACTTGATGTATATGTAGCCTTCATTCGTGTTGATAAAGTTTACAGTATTATTAGGAGCAACGTCCCAACGTCTCGCAACTTCTTCAGACGGAACGTTATAGAATACCGTTACCTGGTTTTGGCTTGACATGTTCTGTTGGTATTGCTGAAGTAATTGCTGATACATATTGTTTCCGATTTGTGGAAAACCAAGATTAGGTAGTGGCATTCTTTTCTTCCTCCATTTGGTAGTAATAAATTGGTATAAACTTACCGCTATCGTAATCATCGTAATAGTCACCGTCGATGACTGCTACTGCATGTGTACCAGTTGCTACGACGTATCTTCCAGTAGGATGTTCGTTAGCAAAGTCTTCAATCGAATAACAGAAAGGACATTCATTAGGACATATGTAACGCTTAAAACCATTGGACCTTAGATACCAGTCCCATGAAGCGTTGTTGTTACCCCAGTCGCCTATATACAGTCCTTCCACACAAAGAGCTGCATATATCTCGTTCCATGACTTACCTGTTACGCACATTATAGCACGCATTACGCAATCTTCAGCGTTATAGTTTTCTCTTGGATTCTCATTATAGTGTATATACATTACCTTTTATTTACCCTCGCTTGTTTGTCATAAATCGCAGAAAGGTCCCAGTCGATACCTTCACGAACTCTAAATATCTTTTCAGCTTCTTTAAGCTCAAGGTCAACGTCTCTTACAAAACGTGACACGAAATCAGCAGAAGCTACTTCTGAAATATCAAGTAGTTCACGATAGGAGTCTTCGTAGATTACTTTACTTTTTCTCTCCCACTCAATCCATTCTTTCATGCCGTATTTAATAAGATACATTTTATCTTCCGTTGAGAGTTCATCAGAAGATTTCTTTAAGAGCCCAAGATTAAGAATATCAATCTGAGGAGGATTGTCTGCTATTAATATGTTGTGATGATGTTGAATGTAATACTTATTAAGTTCACTATAGTCATGTGTTTCCTCTTGTAACTGACTTTCCTGTTTTCTCATATCAGGAAGTAAGTCAACAAATGCAAATATCTGTACAAGTTGTGAGTGAATCATAATTGCTCCGACCATTCTATTAGCAAGTGCTGTGTAAATTTCTTTTAATGTCATTAAATATAAATTCCTTTCTTTTATAAGTTTTAAGGGGGTCCTCCCACCTTGTTAGGCAGGAGGATTGGGTAATGGAAATATACTAACATCTCTTTGTGGAGTAATTGCATTGGTGGAGGCTCCTCCTTTACAATTAATCTGGTCTATACCGCTATTGAGAGATGTTAATATTGTGAATGAAATAGTTTAAAGTCATTGCGGACAAGGTTTCTGAATCAATGAAACTCTCATTTTATTGTTTCACGGATTTACACCCAACCGTATTCATAAGGTTCAAATGCTGTAACTTCATCATACTGTATTTGATACTTTGACAGCTTTGATATATGAATACAAATTGCCACGTATCCGCAGTTTGACGGTATAGTATATGTGTTACTGCCTGATAACCTTTGTATAAATGTACCGTCAGCCTGATACGTGTATAGATATGTCGGTGCAGAAGCCGTTCCATTTTGTGAAAAATACAGAGTTTTCCCACTTTCTACGAATATTAGTTCTGATGTTCCATAATTTGCGGCATTGGGGATTACTTCGCCTGTTTGACCGCTTCTCTCAGAATTTCTAATAAACGTATCGGTGTTAAATTTGTTAGTTCCAACCCCACCAGTATATTCTTGTACTGAGCTATCATGCCACCCCGTCCAAGTCGCTGAGAACTCGGAAGGCTGTACTGTGGTGTCAACTGTTATCGTGTTAGCTCCGTCGGTTGTGGGGATTGCCGTTGCGTTGCTGAGAGTGTCAGCATATGTGCCTATTTTCTGCAATGGTTCGTTGACTGTCCCTGTTTCGGGAGTTGCTAAGACGTACCATACTGTTACTGGTGTGCCTGCGGCGTATTGCTGCGCCAAGTATTCACGCCATTGCTGAACTGTACTACCTTCGGGCATTATACGGATATTCAGCGAACCGTCAGAATAGCAAGTGCCGCTAACATAGTCTGTGATATCTGAAACGTATTGAGCGTGGGAGCAATGGATAGCACCATAATTTATACCACCAAAATTAAACCACGATGAAAAGAAGCCGCCTGAGTATGACGTAGACCTTAACCATGATTCTTCATTTCCGTCAAGCACCAACTTCTTAATCTGCCTTGTTGTCTGCGTACTTCCCAGATAAATATTAGTAGTCTGCTGACCATTTGTAATCGGGATTTTATAGCCATAGGGTTCATATGGAAGTGCTGTTGTACCTTCATTAATCATTATTGTGTATGTCCCATTAGCAAAGTCGGTTTCTGTTGGCTGTGTTATGTATTGATAATATTTTCTGATTGCAACAAAAATATATCCTTCTGCCGTTGATGTCACGGTTTTAGCTACATCAGAATACACGCCATTATTAGCTGTTGTCATACTATCAGAATTGCCGAATAGGAACGTTGTTTGTGCTGACGGTGTTGTTGTTGACGGAGCGTTTGATTTCAGGGTATATTGAGTATTCGGTGTTACAGACAGACGGTAATATCTGAAAATATCTGTTTCTTTTACAGGATTATTTGAGAAAAGAAGCTGATAATTAATGAGATTAGCGCTCATATTCCCAACACCATTAACATCAACAGGATTACTCGGTGACGGTGTGCCTGATTGTACGGTATTGCCCTTGATAGTATATATGCTTATTGCCGTTCCGTCTGCATAGATAGTTGTCGGGGGCGTTATGATTTCTGACTTTGTTTCATATTTTCTGACGGCTGTATTATTCCATGTACTGCCGTTGTAAATTTTGATATCAGCCATACTATCAACCGCCTATCCATAGACTTCCTGTCGGTATCGTTCCTGTTGGAGCTGTACTATCTACATACACTCTAATGCCATTGATTACGTCATAGTTAGTACCGCCTTCAGAGTGAGCTTTCACCTTACCCTGAAGCGTTAAAATGTCGTTTTTATTGGTTTGGATTTGCGACAGTTGAGCAGCCGTTGCAAACTTATTTGTTGTGTTTGTGTCGTCAACGTTGTCTGCTGAAAGCTTGTGGTCTGAGTCGATAGTGGACTGTTTCAGGTCGAGAGCTTTTTCAAGCTTACCTATTGCAACATTAAGAGAGTCTAATACCGTAATAGCCGAAGCTTCAGAAGCTTTAGAATATCCAGTCATTGCTCCAATGTTGGCTGAGGTGAGGTTTGAAAGGTCGCCAAGCTCATGCCACTTAGTTCCGTCAAATATGAACTCACCACTCTGGTAAATTACAGCATCATTCATTACGGCAGTATAAGATTCACCGTCTATCATGATAGGATTTGTTGTAGCGTTGTCAGTAAGTGGCGTTGTGGTTTCGCCTTTGAGGTTAACAGCGTTCTGAAGAGTTGCTATTAAGTCTTTTACGAGTACTAAATAAAACTCTACTCTTGAGTTAGGAGGAAGAGGCGTTACGTCTTCTCCGAGAATCTTTCTGAGTATGAGTTCGGTATTTGAGACCATTCCGTTAGGAGGTGTTGGGGTTGTACTCATATGAATCACTCCTTGTTTAAATATAGTTTTAAACGGGTTTGAGTATGTGTACTTAGTAGATTACTGGGGGTTGGTAAAGTCATCCCTGAGGGAAGATATATGGATTCTATCGTTTTTATGAAAGGAGAAACACTAAGCGGACCCGTCAACCGCTAATGTTATTCAAAGCCACGAGGAGGTCCAACCCCCAGTAATCTACTAAGTGAAAAATTGAAAATCCCAAATTTTACTCTGGGGAAAATATGAAGTCCCCCGCGAATAGGGGTGGGGGGCATGTTTTACAGAGACCCCCCTTAGGTCAGGCGTAAGACTCTATAGTGTCCTCGACCTTCTTGTAAGGAATTATTCCTTTATTAAATTCTATTATTTCATCAATTGCTTCTTCTTCATACTTTGCTTTTAATTCTTCAGGCAACGAATCACTAAGCATTGCAATTCTATCAAGATAAGATTCAGTGCAATAGCCATGAGATTCATCCCAAGCAGACCAAGAATCGTAATCAGTAAAGTAATTCCAAGGATTATCTTCTGTTGTTAATGCAACAACACGCTCAGTCTTCATCTATTACACTCCTTTCATATAATCTGATGAACAGCGTCAACACTTATACCGAGTCTCTCAGCAATCTCGCTTACTGTAGCACCTTTAGCAAGCATCTGCTTAGCCTTAGCAATTGTGTTATCACTATAAGTTTTCTTTTCTTTAGGCATAGCAAGTTTCTTAGCAACACTATCATCCATCTCTTTGAGTATAGATTCAAGTTTAGTCTTGTGTATAGCTCCTGATTGTATAGCCTCCCATTCTTTATCCGTGGGGACTATACGTTCTTTACCCGCACCAACCTGCTGACGAGCATCCTTAATAGCTTGGTCTTTAACCTTCTTAAGGGCGTCGTTATCTTCTTTAAGCATGGGGTTATTCTCCTTACGGAGTTCGACGGTCTTATTGGCTATAAGCCATGCACGTCTCTCAAGGGGGGCGTTCTGTTCTGCTTTAACAAGCTTACGCTCCAGGCTTTCTACCTCATCCTTAAAGATTTTAGCAGCGTTACTGTCATACGGTATGTTGCCTGTACGTGTGGACTCAAGACGTGCCAGGTCACCCATCTTCTTCATACGGGTAGCGTAGTCAGCATAGATACGCTCCATGGGTGTACCCTCTTCAGATGACATGAGCTCATACGGGTCCATCTCCATGCCTTTAGTAGTCTTGGTTTTCTTGACCTCTTCCTTGTACATCTTCTTACCAGTTGCAGGGTCAATCTTGATGTTGCCGTCTTTATCCTTGATAGGTTTGTATCCAATCTGGTCATCAGCAGGTTCCCATATCTTAGCGCCTGTTTCTTTATCAATCTTGTAATATGATTTACGTTTATCAACATACATATCACTTGTTGACTTACTGATAAGAGTAGATGCACCACGATTAACACCGCCTTGATACTTTTCTTTAAGAGCATCAATAGCGAAATCAGCTTTAGCCTGTCTCCAATCAAGACCATGTTTATAAGCATCAATTACAACCATCGCATACTTAGAAGCTCTTTCAAGTTCATCTATAGGAGCCTCTTTAATATGCATATCAGTTATAAGATTAGAGATGTTGCCCATATTGTCACCAGCTTTCTTGGTAAGCGTAGGACGTCCCTGTTTATTCTTATAAATCTTCTGTCCGTTGTAATATCCTTTCTTAAGGTCTTCATCACTAAAGTCTACAGCATATGTGTCAGTATCAAATGACTGCAAACTTGGTAAAGGAGCATGAGATTTAATCTTGTAACCTTTAGTAGGAATAACAAGAACAGTATCTCCATCAAAGTCAGCACCAGATAACTGAGCAGCTGTCTTCTGAGATATACCAACAGCGTCTCTTGGATTTGTTCCGATACTTGCCTGTGCTTCTTTACTTCTGTTATTAACTTTAAGAATAGGAATCTCGAATACACCTTGATGAGGAAATCTTACAAGAGCTACTTCTTCTCCTTGCTTGTAGTTTGGAGCATATATCTCATCGTCTCTTATATCGCTAAATGGTAATATAAAATTTGTAGACTGACGAGGCATTGCTGCACCAGCAAGATGTACAGCAGCTCCATCACACTCATCAGCAAACGACTCAAGCAACTTCTTTTTAACAGCAGGATTTGTAAGAGACATAAGTTCATCAAACTCTTTCTGTCTATTTTCAACGTCCATGTCAAGTTGCTTTTGTGCTGTTTCTTTGTATTGTTTAGATAAGAATTGTGATGGTGATGAGTCTTTCCACTTACCAACATCTCCTTCTTCTTTAACAACGTTTATTGCTGAGAGGTGTTCTTTTCCGTCCTTACCAATATAGTGTCTCTGAATAAGTTCAAGGTCTTCGTCTTGCATCTTAATCGAGCTACCAAATGGATTGGATGGGTCATCACCTGACTGAGGCTTGAGTACCTTTGCTAAGCTTGTTCCTTTTGGTTTCTTGGTGTTAAATACAATATCATATCCTTCAGGAATATTATCTTTGTAGAGTGCCATTCCCTTCATAAAATGTTCTCCATCAACACCAATACGAACTTGTGCATAATGAGCTCTACCTAAATTTAAATCTTCGCAACCAGGTCTAAGCTCAATTGTACCGTCACGCTCAGTACCACCTTCTTCACCATATCTTACATATATTCTTTTTGAATCAATATTCTGAATAGGTTCTTTCTTGTAATATGTTCTGCCTCCATCTTCAGAATGTGTAAAAGGTAATTTAACTTCTGTTAAGTGGTCAAATATCTCTTTACGAGTTGTACCAGGTGCAGCTAACACCTGAACCGCTGTAAAGTTTGGACCTGAAGTTTTAATCTGCATTGTTGTGCATGTATAACCTTCATCCTGTAATATCTTTCTTGCGTTGATAAGCTTCTGTGAAGATATACCCATATGCTGGTTGACACCCTTACCGACATCAACGTATTTATCTTTTTCTACACACTGTTTTAATGTTTCAACAGTTGTATTAAGAGATTCTTTCTTCTCTCTGTTTCTTCTGTTCATAATTTTATAAACAGTTTGCAGAGGAATATCAAGTCTCTGAGATATAGCTTTAGCTGACCATTGCTTATCAACTAATTTATAAACTGCATTATCTCTTCCTCTTGTGTATGCGTCTAAGTCTTTCGCTTTCTTTGCACGATATTCAGTTGAAGTCATTCCGAATGCTGTCCAGATTTCTTCATCTGTCATTCCAGAATCTTTCATTTCCTTACACTTTTGTAAGAAGCCACCATGTCTCTGATAAGCATTCTCACCACTACCCCATTTGTAACGACCAGAGTGAGGAGTATAACCTTGATGAGGCGTGCCGTGATGGGCAATATAATCCTCAATCTCTGCAAGGTCTTCTTCGTCAATTTCATCGTCGATGAATTCTACTGCCTCAATGTCGTCGAAGTCTACACTCCTCATTATTCCATTCCTCCATACTTAATATTTAATATAAGTTGTGATTTGTTTTTGATTTGTTCCATAACAGCGTTGATGTCATCTCCTGTCGGGAACCATTCTTTGTATTCTTTGTTTTGATATATTCTTAATACATAAGAAATATCATAAGGTGATATACCACTATATCTCTGTTGTTCTAAAACAAATATAGCAGCATAAATCATAAGTTGTCTTACATCACATGGATGCACACCAGTTTTCAAATCGAATATGTGTAACGTCATTGTCGTTTCATCAAAGCTGATAGCATCTGCTGTACCGAAACAACAATCACTGTAACACAAACATTGTTCTGTTCTCATGTGATAGTCAATGGCGTCGTTAACATATCTGATGACGGTTTTTCTTGTATCTGCACTAAGACCAAGAATATCAAACAGAGGTGAGTCGCCTTCTTTTAATTTAAATCCATAGTTAATTAATCTTGCAGCAATATCGTGTAAGTCTGTACCGAGTTCCTTTGCACGCATTGACAAATATCTTTTTAATAGTTTTTCGTCGTCATCACCAAGCCAGTGATAGTTGGAGCCACCAAGGAAAGCATGTTTACCAGCAAGCTCTGGATGGTTGTTCCAGACGACAGACATGTTTGTTCTCTTCATAAAATAATTTCCTCCTCAAGAATTATTTTAAATATTTGTTTCTGTAGTTTTTGTTAAAAGATAAAATATCTATCTTGCAATCAAATAAATAATCTGCAATTTCTTTAAATACTTCATCTTCATTCTCAGGTCGGATTGTACGGGCAAATCCACCTTGTTCGTTAATTAGGTTTATGTAATATGTTTGGTTTGGTCTGTAAGATGATTCTATATCTCTTTTAGTTTCAAGATGAATCGTCTTACCGTAAGTGAAGATTAAATCAGGATATCCTTGTCGGTACCCAGCATCGTTCTTCATCACAATGCCGCCAGGGAATTCTGTTTGCAATCTTTCAATTACATGTGGTTGGTACTCTCGCTCGGGTTTTGGCTTCATGTATGTTCTCCTTTCATTTAAAATATATAGGAGAGAGGGTTTGGAATGCCTTAATCATCTAAAGGACGGTTATAGGCAAACTCTTCCCCCTTCTACTATACATTATAGTACATGTTTTTGGGATGCACGTAATTCGGTTCATAATTTGTTCATAAATGTTTGTATATAGTTTATATGTTGATTTCTTCGTCTGCTCTTACCACTTCTACCCTTAAGTCTTCTACTAACTTAATGAAATATCTATTAGGCTCGAGCAATGCCATACGAATATCCCTGTGAAACAATCCATCACCACAACGTTCTCCCCAAGTCTCTGTTGACAAATCTGGTTCAGCCTCACAGAAAGTTAGTACACCGTTGTACTGAAAATAAAATTTAGACACACCATAAACAGTATTATATATCTCAAGAATATCTCCTTGCAATATCTTTCTGCGTAGTGTGTCAACGTCATACAAGTCTCTAACAATAATCATAAGCATTCTCCTTTCTGAAAGAAAATAGAGAGTCACTCAGACTCCCTAATCTCAATTATAGTTTTCTCAACGAGTTTAATCTCTTCTTTGTAGCTGTTAATTTTTGTTTCATCTTTTTCATTCTTAATCTTCTTAACTAATTCTATTCGTCTTCTAATTAAGTTGTGAATTTTCTTTCTTTTAACAGTTACGGTCATGTTTAACCTCCTTCAATATAGGAGATGTTACATAGATAAAATTGCGTAAAAATACTTTCTATTATTTATAAAATTTTAAACTAACTTTTTAAAAAAAATATAGTAAGAAAAAATGTGTAAAAATGAGCAGAAGTTTTGTGAAAGGACTTTTTGGCTATATATCGTCGTTTCCAGCGTTTTCCCTCATTTTCCTATCATATTTCTATCACAAAACTGTCACATAAATTTCACATTCATCACATTTCTCAGACCCCTATTTTTTCAAATTTTATTTTTCGCAAGTCACTTTTTACAAGTCTAAACGAGTTTAAAAAATAATAGGGCGACAATCGTTGCCCTATCATCTGAGTTTAACTCATCTCTTCAGAAGATTCATGTCTCTGAGAATATCGCCAGTGAGTTCTCCACGCTTCTTCCTCTGTGAGAATTCTATCTGTTCATTTCCTGTCATTGGTCTCTTGAGAGTGTAGTGCATGCCAAGGCTATGGTCATAAATATGTACCTCCTGCCATCTGCGGTCAAGTTCAGCTTGTGTAGGTTTGATTGCAACGAAAATATCCTTTACTTTCTTTGCAGCAACCACACAAATTGAGCCGACTGCTAATACTCTTCGAGGGTCTTCTGTAAACCATTGCTTAGCTTTCTCCTTTCTCTTCCACCAAGTATGTTTAAACTTTTCCCACTTGGAGTCGTACTGAACCTCAATGTCGATTATGTTCTTGTCGTCCATTGTGTTTTCTTCCTTTCATTAAAATATTTGAGTTTATAACTCTATAATAGGATATGTTTCAAAGAAAAAGAATAAGCCCCAGTTTCCCAGGGCAATATCCTTAATCAATAAAACCTCTTTCTTTCAAGTATTTGTTTATGTTTTTCCTTTTCTTTCCTTTCTTGGTGTTGTACATGTGGTCTAAGTATTCCATCCATTCAGCAAAGCTCATCTTCTTCTTGAATATAAGACCATCACCTCTGCCCATATAGCCGTCTTCCTTCCAGCCTTCTAACATTGCTGTGTTAACTAAATCAATTCCGTTGTTGACTCCCACGAGCCACACAACAAAACCAGTTCCTAACGCAACACTTATTATCGTGCCGTTTTCGCTGACGAACTCTATTGCAGTTCCAGCCTTCTCTCCAATTTTGTGAAGTGCTTCCTTAATAGGATTATACTTCTCCGTTGTTCTTACACCTGTGTTTTCATCGTACTTGATACGTGTTCTTTCAAACATAATATCAATCCTTTCATAAAATAAATTTAGGTTTTATACCTATTATAGAGTATGTTCTGAAGAAAAAAAGAAAGAGATGTGATAAAAGAAGAAGGGGAAATAATTCCCCAAATTAACGATTATTAACTTTTGTCTCTATAGTGTTAGCCCAATACTGTGTAATTTTACTATTTTTTTCTTCTGTATCTACAGATGTCCAGTACCAAGTTCCAGAATTGTCATTGACGTAAATTCTTATTAATCCTCTGCCAGATGACTCTACTGTTACAGTATCATCTTCTTCCAAATGATTGCTAAGTAAATCTACCCAATAATCTATATTCCTAAACCTTACTATCTCTTCGTACATAAGTTTATGTAAATTATCATACGTATCGGTATGTACAACTATTAAATTTTGTTTAACCGTTGTAGGTCTTTCCTCTACTTCTTTACAACTAACCAAACTAATTAAAGCGAATATCGCTACTAAGATTAAAATTATTGTTGTCATAAAATCAATTATTTTCTTTGTCATAGTAATGACCTCCTTTTAAATTATCAATTGTGGTTGTTCTTTCATTATAGAATAAGTTTATGTGAAAAAAGATAGAGAGTCCCTTAGGACTCCCTCTTCTCCTTTCTAACAATATCAAGTGTCTTCTCTCCAAATTTAAATGTTGTAAATATCAGTGCAAATTCAAGTGTAAGGTACAGTGCTATTCCGTCGTACTCTTTGAAAATGAATTCAAGTATTGACTCTGGATAAGTTGACTGAAATACTTTGTATATAAATTCATCCAATATCATTTCAGTAAAACCTTCCGCAGCCCATACTGCCATCATCATGATGAGTATATAGAATACTGCCTTATAAACCTTTTTTAACATAAGATTACCTCCTTAAATTGGGTTTTGGTTTGTATTGTTTGCATTATAGGGTATGTTGATATGATAAAAAAGAAAAAATGAGAGTCCATGTTTTACATAGACCCTCATCGGTAGTTTGCTACTTACTTCTTATTAAATCTGCTTACGATGTTGTTCTTAAATTCTGTGAATCTTGAAGCCGCAGAATCGAGCATTCTACTAACCCTTTTTCCGCCGTCAGTACGGTTGATGTTTTCGCCGTCAGAATCCCTTTTTGCGTTCCAGATTGCACATCCCATCACCACAAAGGGTGACACAGTACCAGCAACCTTCTCAACCTTGGAACGACGGTTCGAGCGCTCTGTCTCTACTTTTTCGTCCTCGGTGTTCATTGTTGAATGGTAGTTCATCTCCTTGAGGATGATGAGGTTCTCACTCTCCGGTTTGCCGCTTTCAGAGTTCTTCTTGATTTCGTTCATGAGCCTTATCTGCTCGGCAGTTCTCATGTCTTTTAAAATCTCTTCCTGTGACTTCTCACGTTTCCAGAACTTCTTCATTGTAAGTTCCTCCTTTAATAAAAATATTTGGTAGTTTTCACTACTCTACTATAGAGAATGTTTTGAAGAAAATAAGAAGAGCCTAAAAGACTCTCCTCACTTTTACTTTCTTTGGTGCTTTCTTGACATACTTGTAATGAAATATCCTTTCGATGTATGGTAAAAAGTATCCTCTTCTTGCATAGATTGCTACTCCTACTGAATTACTTTTAGCTTCTTTTAATGCTTTCTCCTGTTCTTCAGTTTCAGGATATAATACACATACAATATAATATCCTCTGTAAGAACGATAACACTCATCGCTAAAAGTTTCTATAACTTCCCAATCTACATTAGAATTTTTTATTCTTACTTTATCACCAGATTTAAGATTTTCTAATTCTTTTATGGTCATAAATATCACCTCCTATTATAGAAGATGTTCGGGAGAGAAAAATATAGCCCCAGTTTCCCAGGGCATATTTTATTTAATCTCCTACATAGAACCAGAGATTGCCATAGAATTCGCGAGCTTCGTTGTATGTTTCCTCATCAATCAATCCGTCTGCTTTAGCCTTTCCAAATGCCTCAGCTCTGGACATTTGTACTGGATAAGGATTGTACTTTCTTTCAAAGTCTCGATACATTCCGTGAAAATCTTTAGTCTCTTTCATAGAAATTCACCTCCTATTATAGAATATGTTTTAAAGAAAAAATAAAAAAAAAAGAATAAGCTACTGGTCATCTACTTCGAGGTTCCATAATATTCTCAGTCCACTCTTTCGAGTAAGAATATTCCTGTGTGCTAACCATTTCAGATTAGTACAACCCCTCTGAGCTGTAGACCCCTTATGTCTTCCGTTGCTCAATTACGGCGTCTGCCAATTGGTCCTTATCCTTTCATTATAGTATATGTTTATAAGATAAAAAAATAGAGGCTGGTTCGATTCTAACGAACGTTTCTCAAGTAATCGTGCCATCCGTAGACAACACTTTCCTCAAGCGTGCTACAATTATCACTATTATCTGTGTTACATTGCTCTACCGCAATGCCAGCTTTGGACTGATTCACAGTCACCTCTATCATTATAGGAGAAGTTTAAAAGAAAAAAAGATAGAGGGAGTCCGAAGACTCCATATCTTTGTGCAAGTTAATTACTTTGTGTTGAATTCTTTTGAAATTAAATTAATTTTGTTTACTAAGTCGTCTCTTAATGTTGCGTCGCTCTCGTTGCTACGGATAGTCTGGTGCATTTCAAAGCTCCAGCCTGTTGCCAGTCTAAGCTCTTTCTTTGCTTCCTCATACTTTCTGTAAGCTTCGAGAAAATCATTCTCAACCATTTCGAGTGTTCTTTTCTTCTTAAACATATCATCTCTCCTTTATAATTTCACAATAGGTTAATATCCTTTGCATTATAGTGTATGTTTATAAGAAAAAAGAAATAGGGCAGGATTAGTCACCTGCACGTTCTTGTATATAGCTACTTTACCTGATTTATTCCTTAGGCTCGTTTCCAAACCGTGGTGTCTGTGCTCTTTTGTAGCCGAGAGTGCGCTCCACGCCTCAACCATATCTTGCGACTTAGGTTGCTCGGTCATCCTATTTCCTTTATAAGACGTGTTTTGGAGAAAAAATATAGAGTACGTTCTTTGCAGAATATACTCTATATTGTTGTGAACTTATTTAGTTCTCCTTAAGAATCTGACTTGCAATCATTTCGAGTTCAAGTTTGCCGTTCCTTGCGTAGTTAATCACATCCTGTACGTCTTTGGACTCAATCCATCCAAGTTCAACGAGTTTATCTAAATACTCTTCAAACTTTCTTGAATTGATGTTTCCTCCTTCGTTAATATAGGATGCTACTATTCTACTTTTGTAGTGTACGGTATCATTTCCCTCGATTAAGTTTTCAAATTCTTTCATCTTAACACCTCCTTATAAATATAGTTCATTATAGGAGATGTTCTGGAGAAAAAGAGAGAGGTTATCCACCTATCTTTCAAGGTTTCAATCCTCTCTTCTCAATGATACCAGCCGCATCGTACGTAGATTTCAGCGCAGTTCCGTTTTCTGTTATTCACATACTCCCCGTTTTTGTCATCCTACTTTCCTTGTAGTCCGTCGGCTCTCTCTGTCCATTATAGTATATGTTTATGTGATAAATCCTTCCACTGATATTATAGGCTCATAACCAGTATTAGTAAAATATACAGCACGAATTATACCGTCATCAATATTTCCGTCTTTATCCTTCTCTATCTTAGTTGCCCAGAACCCTAACTGTGTTTTCTTAAGTAAATCATCAATATTAAAGAATTGGTAAATAAAGTTATTAAAAACATCATTAGTTTTTATTTCACAAAATATACCATCTTCTCTATGAAATAGTGTTGCGTGCCCTGATAATTTCCCAAGGTCATGAAAGTCATCACTATCAAAGAATACTGGAACTTTTTCACAAGCTGCTAATCCATGCATAAAAGCCCCTTTGTTTATTTCGTAGTCATGGGACGGGTAATTTTTATAATAATCACCATAATGACAAATATAACCTTTTATAATCATAAAAATCACTCCTTTAAAGGTAAACCTAATTATCTAAGAAACTTCCAAACATGTTTATTGAATATCTCATCTATAATCTTAAAATATTCATCAACATAAAAGTAATAATATAAACCAATTAAAGAATAACGATGAAGTTGTTCTTTTTCTAACGCTTCTATATATAGGTCTCTAACGTCGTTTACTATGTATGCATATTCGTTATCTTTTAAGTCTGTTTCCTTGGGTATAGAAAGTGGATAAAGAGACATAAAGTATCACTCCTTGACTTCATTATTAATTAGTTCCTGAGCTTTAATAAAATCTTCATCTGTAGGAGACTTGCTAAATATAACCGCTGTTCCTTTTTCTATTTTAAATCCGAGTTTCTCAAACATGTCAGTTTGTTTATTTTTCATTTGGTTGTAAAGTTCTTTTTTAGTTAATATATTGGTTCTTTCAAATTTATTGCTGTTCTCCTCAATCCATTTAAGCCATGCTTCATCTGGTTTCGCAAGAAACCCATGACAAGATATAAAACCTAATTCTTCAAGCTTATTAAACTCGTCAGCGTATTCTTTTCTTGCTACTTCTACACCGTTAGAGTATCCTATTTGATAAAGTCGCCTACATTCTTGCTGAAGATTTCTTACAGTTTCTTCAAGGTCCTTAACCCTTTTCTCTAAGTCCGCAATTATTGTCGAATACATTACATACCCTCCTTAAATATCAAAGGCCTCCGTCTTCGTACGGGTCTCCGATGTCAGAAAAGTCTTCAATCTTCTTGCCTGTGAGCTTCTCGTATATGCCTTCGTTAATCTCACTCCCATCAATTTTGATGTTTGCAATTAGTTTCTTTTCTTTAGCTTCATTACTATACTGAGCAACGAGCATGTTGGCATTCCAGTATTTGTCTTCTATTTCTTCCTTTGCTTTTCTCTTGCCCATTATATATCCAAGCTGAAGAGCTATTAAATATATAAGAGCTGACGCAACAAGAAAACCTATTATAATAATTGTAGATATCATATTACACTTATCCTTTCCCATTCTTCATCTGATACGTATGCTATTTCGAGTAGGTCTTCTCGGTGCATCTTGCTGTCAAGTTTTATATCGGCTTTGAATTTAACTCGTGCACCTGCACCCACTCTCTTAATCCATAATACTTCATCGAAATTGATGATGTAGTCTCCAAGTTTAAGTTTCATTTATTATACCTCCTCGTAATATACCCCTGAGACGCTTCAGAATGCGCTACAAGCCACGTTAGTTTTAGGTATATAATTACCCTACTAAATATCCAGACCCCTCTTAAAACGCATTCTGGAGGCTCTCAGAGGCATTGTAGAGCTCATTTGTGCTCTGTTTCGACATAATATATAAGAATATGACCTTTATGATGACGTTGTAATCCTTCACAACAACGCATTACACCAAATCTTGTGCCACCAATATCATAAGCAGCTTCAGTATAAGTGCTATAGACTTTTTGTGTGTTGAGGTCACAAACCTTAGGATGTGTTATTGGTTTGCCTCGCTTCTTCTTGTCCATGGTTTAATCCCCCTATGTTGTTACTTGTAATAAAATAATAATACTTACACAAATAAATATATCACCAAAAGTAAAAGAAGTAATACCTAAAAGTGTAAGTAAAACGCATAGCACCATTCCGTAGAATATATGTTTTACAATCATTGTAATTGTGAATATAGCTTGCTTATCTGGTGGGAGTTCCTTTGTTATAGTAGCAATAGACTTAAAGTAATTTAAATAAAACAGCGCCATAACTAACGCCATAATATACTTACTTATTGGCATGTTGCTTTCCTTTCTCATATCCTTGTCTGAAAGCTTGCTCGACTAAGTCGTCAGGTTTCCACTCCTCACCAGAAATGCGTTCTTTCTGTCTTAGGATTTTGCTGTTCTGTGTTTTGATAAAGGTAGCTCTTTCCTCAAGACTGAGTGCCTGTACGAGCTGCTCTAACATTACACCTACGTCAGCAAGCTCTTCTATGTAGTTTTTACGGTCTCCGTGTTTTATAGCAGATATAAGTTCCGCCATTTCCTCGATTGATTTTTCCTGCTGATGTTGTTCTCCATAGTATTTTAAAATATCACCACAAAGAAATCTCATTTCATCTGTCATTCTTCTTTTCCTCCATTACTTCCATCATTGTTGCGTCGCAGTTGGGACATTTCCTTGGTGCAAATATCCTGTCACCTATAATAATCTCATAACCACAACTTTTACACTTAATGAAATATTTTTCTACAATCCAGTTAGATAGTGTCATTTGTTTACCGCCTCCCATAACTTATCTTTTATCTCATTTACTTCTCCTCCTCTAAAATATCCATTTCTTCTTTGGACATTGTATAACCGTGGTCTGCTTTGTATTGTGCAATAGTTCGCTTATCACCAGACATTCGCACTCTATCCAATTCATCTGTAATATTTTTAACTTCTTTAGCCTTCTCGTTCATCTCTTGTACTGTTGTTAATGCGTTCTCAGGAGAGTCAAGTCCAAGAACTGCTTTGTAAATATCTTGTTGTGATGTTTTTATGTCTTCTTCTCTGAATATTATATCAGATTCGAGAAAGTCTAAAGGTGTTGGTTTATCTTCTTTGTTATTTACTGCAAGCATTGTGTTCATTATGTTACAAGTCCAGTAACCATCTTTAGCTTTACCTGATAAATCACAAGTCCAACCAAACTCTTCACATTCTTTACAATGTTCCTTGCCACAAAGTTTGAAATTATTATTTTCTTTCTCAAAATCTTTTATGGTGTTATTAACACCGTCAGAATATCCTTGTTTGTATAATCTCTCGCATTCCCGATGTAATTTCTCTACATAAATTTCAAGATATTTTATACGGTTTTCATGTTCTTGTCTGTATCTTATGAGGACTTCAATATCACGTCTCAAAAGTTCTACTTGCCTTGTTAAAGGGTCGTCCTTGCTAATAAAATCAGTACAAGGCTGAGAATATCTTCCACGGCATAAATTATGCTTTACACAATTGTCGTTTCTAAAATATTTACATGACGAACAGCCCATTACATGGGGGCTATCTTTGGCAAACTGTCCACCGAAAATATCATTCCAGCTTTCACTCATTTATTTTTCCTCCTTCATATAACTGATTGCAACTTAGTAATAAGTTCCTTGACTTTCAGGCTTTCAAAAGAGCTTTCTATCTCGCAATCTAATAAATAAGATAACTTTCTTTCACATTCTTCAAGCAAACTGCGATATTCGTCAAATTTCTCTTCTAAGGTTGTGCTTATTTCACCTTTGACAAAATAAGGCATATTTTCAATAATTTTTAATACATCACTGTATTCGTCACGCACTCCGTTAACATAATCCTTGCTTGCGAAACGGGCCCAAACATCCTTATCTAAATCGTCTTCAAGAGCTTTTAATAAGGCTTCTCTATCGATGTACTTAGCCATTTTTCAGTCCTCCTTCTCTTGCCTGTAGGCATTTCTAAACCTCGCCAACTCAGCAATCTCGATTTCCCCGTTCAGATGAATCCTGAATTGTTCAAGTTCAAAACTACTAAAAATATTTTGTATACAAGCGTCTAAGTCAATAAAAATGTCATACTCTGGAATAGATGAATACCTATCAGTAAAAGCAAATTTATCTCGCTCTTCATCATCTACTTTGATACCGTTATCAAATTCAAGTTGCGATAAATTTAATTCTCGGAACTTTTCAATAGGCATAAGAATATCTGATATAAACTTATACAAGTCTTTTAATGCTATTTCGTGATAAAAGAAATCGTTGCCTATCTGTTTGCAACCATCCATAAACCTACTAATTATAGCTTCCCGTATTTCATTAATACCTCTGGGGTTATGATTTGGCGCGAGATAATAAATCTCTCCTATTGTACGTTTTATAAAATCGCCAAGTGATACAATCACCATATAATTATTCATTTTTATTTCCTCCTCTTTTCTTTCGGAACCTTTAAATTATCTTTTCATTACTTCGGGTATCGCTTCAAAATCCTTTTTGTTTGCTGTTTTTCAATTAAACAAATCAACTTGCAACCTAATCGTATACGCTTATCACATTCTTCGCAAGAACCAATAAGTTCACAAAAAGCAGTTTTGTATCCAATTATTCTATCAGGCTTTCTGCGGTAATATTCAATGTCAGTTCTTGTTAAATCATTAGCTTTCATTTTCAGTCCTCCTTAAACATGTTTCCTGCATTAAGAATATCAACCTGACACGCATCATTTTTTCCTTTGTATCGTAGGAGTATACGTCTTGTCCCCTTCTGACCTGTGTGTCTATTAATATATTCAGTAAATGCAACCTTATAAGTGTAATCTATTTGTATTCCGCGACCTTCTCCGTTAGGGTAATCCATCTCTATTGGATAGTCCCAACAAAATCTATAAAGAACATCAGCTGTTTCTTTATTGTCGACATATATCGCTATATGACCATCGTAAAATGCCATTAAAGCCATTTCGTAAAACATATCTATTGTGGTCTTCACATTAATCGCCATTTTTAGCCTCCTCTTCTATACGTCTTTTGTAATAATTACATGCAGAAGCTCCGCGATTGACTATTGTCAGTACCCCGAAGTTGCACCAACCTTTTGGACAACCGTCCCAATGTATACCCAAAGAAAAATGAACACAGTTTTGACAACAGGCAAGGTCTTTAAGTCCTAATTCATAGTCCTTATCTTTCATTTTCAAACCTCCTTAACTTGATATGAGGAACAATTTGGATTGTATGTCGTATCGTTATACTGACTACACCAATAAGTGTCGTTGTTATAATACCTGCAAGTTTCGCACAATTGCCCTTCCTCATTGTTCTTTTTATTCTTTGGAATATAATCTTCACAATATTCATGAGGTAAATGTGGTATAGCACCAGAAAGTTGACAAAAACGATATACTGTTGGTGTATCGCCCATATATAATTGTGCTGCCCTATCACAAGTTGCACAGCATTTATTTTCATTCATGGTGCTTCCTCCCTAAATACATTAGCATAGCATCTTAAAGTATTGAGAATATCTTTTATAATTTCTTCGTCGCTCCTATTTTTGTCACAAGTAAAAGCATCGCCTATCTGCGCAATAAACGCTTTAAGGGTTTTATTTTCTTCTTCAAGCTTTTCAGTATAACACTCAACAGCTTTTAATATAAATTTACCTTTCATTTACTTTTCCTCCTTAACCAAGACATCACTACTTTCAACAGTAGGTCTTATAATGTTACTATCAAAAACAAAATTACGGCAGGTTCTTTCTTTAGGAAGTTCTTTTTTACAACCACTTTTGTTGCAATACCATCTTGGCTCTTCTTTAGGACCTAATTGAACTCCGCACTGAAACCCACAATTATCACAAATAGATTTGACTTTCACATAGAACTCCATTTACTTTTCCTCCTCTAAAATATTTTACTAAATGCTGTTTCATTAAATTTCTTTTTCTTATAAAGTGCAAGTTGGATAGCTGTATCAATCTTACTACGGGATACAAGATAAAAATAATACAACGTACTAAAAGGTGAATTCATTCTGTCAATTCTACCTTCTGCTTGTTTTGTAACTTTATAAGAATAATTTAAACTATAAAATATAATTGTGTCACATGTTATGCAATTCCAGCCTTCGTTTCCTGCCGCATACTGAACCAGATATACCCACTCAGGTACGTTCAAAACTTCTTGATGATTGTGACCGTTCCATTCAGTGTAAGAGATTTTCTTTTTCTTACACCACTTTCTAAGTATATCCAGTTCATAATCGAAGTTATAAAATATAATTACCTTTTTGTGCAAAGAAAATATATGATTAAGCTTCTTTATGCGGTCTTCATGTGTGTTTACGAGACGCCTTAACGTATAACACAATGATGCAGCTTGTTGGATAGGTTCTTCTTTGAAAATATCCCAACGATTTTTCAAGATGAACTTTTCCTTTTCTTTATCATAGTCGCAAATAAAATTTTGTGTGAGACGGGTTGCTTCACGTTTATATCTCATCTCAACTATGATTTGTTTTTTATACTTAAGTAGAATCCCAGTATGCATATATCCTTTTACTTTATATGCACAATATGGGTCATATATCATGTGGAGTTCCTTAAATTCTGTTTTGGTCTTGTAAAAGCCATTTGCCTTGAATACTGGAAAGAAATCCTCCCACTTGTCTCCAGGAGTTGCGGTAAGAAGTATCCAGTGGTTTTTCTGGGCAATCTTCCAAAACGATTTAACCCAAGCACCAGTTCCAACGAGTCTCTGCTCATCAAATATAAAGAAGCAATCAGTGAGCTTGATATACTTTTTTATATTATTCCATGAGTCTATTGTAATGATGTCTGGGTCAAGACCTGCTTTCAGAATATCACTTTCCCATTCCTTGGTATCTCTTTTCTTAGCAGTTGTGATGATGACTAAGTCTTTTGGGGATTCCTTCCTTATATAATATACGAGAGAAGTTAAAGACTTGCCACTACCAATATCACCAAGTAAGATATTACCGTTTTTGAGTTTCTCTATCGCCTCCTCCTGATGAGGATATAACTTCATTACGAGCCCTCCTCAAAACTAAAATCCTTAGGATATAGAATCTTTCCTTTTGCTTCAAAGTCACTTGCAGGGAGACCTATACCCAACCCTCTTTCTGTACAATTAAAATTGTGATATCCATGTTGTTTGTCTACGGTATGAATAAGTTTACTACATCTTGTATACATATCGTCATTCATCGCACTAAAGCATATACAGCCTTCACACTCGTCTTTCTTCTCAGAATAAGTTTTTATAACTTTTGCTTCTTTAAGATACGTGTAATCATCTTCATTAAGAATATCAATCTCTTCACGAGTTAATGTATAACCATGCTCTAACTTGTATTGTGCTATGGCTCTATTAGAATTGTTTATAAAATATTTAATCTTTTCAGCGCAATCTTCGCAGAGCTCGCTATCAAATACAATGTTTTTCTTAGGTGTACCCTTGATTTCTTTACCGCACCTATCGCAAAAATGCTTTTCCATCACTCTTCCTCCTTAATAAGTAACTCCTCAGCATAAGGTAGAGAGTCTATAAACTTCATAAAGTCTTCTCGCCACTCTAAAAGCTTATGTGTCTTTCTATCAGAGTTTCGGATATTTCTGAGAACCTGATAGTTTGTTGTGATTGTGGCTCTCTGTAAATATGAATCAGGTAAGAGCTTTACTATTCTTCTGTGAACACCTGCTCTTTTGTCGTGATATAAACCTATTTCTTTATACACATCTATTAACTCATTAATATAATCTATTGTAGGTTTAAGGCATAGCTCAATATCACTCGAAAGTAAATCATCAGTAGCAAAGTCATCAATTGTAAGATGACGGGACTCTATCTTGTGCATCGTGCTGCAAGAGTTTCTTACAACTCCGATTCGGTATGTATCGAATTCTTTCCACCAATATAAAGGAGCCGTAATATCAAAGCTTACAGTAATCATTCTCATGAATTTACTATGGTCTGTACCTGCATTGACGAGTCTCTTCATAAGGTCAAGGTCGTTGGGACCAAGAACTGTTTCTGGAATCATGATAATATCTTTACTTTCATCAAAATATACAGCACTGGCTCCGAACTTAGTATCTATTCTATCGTAACTTTCCATTGGGTTCCTCATACCTCTTATAGCAGCTTCCCAATTCATTACTTGTATATTGTTTGTTTTAATCATTATTAATTTACCTCCTCGTAAAATATAAAGGGAGCCTATGTCGCAACACAAGCTCCCATTTACTTAATTACTGTTCCTTCTTCTTAGTCCTTCTGGACTTACGGTTACCGGTATTACCCCACGGATATCTACCAGTAAGTCTACGCTTAATTCTTCTGATTATTGTTCTTCTCTGACTTGCCATTATGATTCTCCTTTCGTGTTACATTATACTGACAGTTAGGGTCACAGTCTAATCCGAGGTTAAGACAGTCTTTGCATTCCTCAGAAATATCAGGCAACCCCATCTGCTTTCTATAAGCTCTTCTCTTATCAGCGTCAACCCATCCTCTTGCAATATAACCAAATGCATAGGATATAGTCGCGGTGATAAGCACACATACAACGTAGCCCATTATTCAAATGGTACCTCTCCAGCACCGCCGTAGCTCATCTCGTCAAGCTCTTCCTCGATTGGGTCGACAAGAGGAGTGAAGCTAAGAGTTGAGAGATAGCAGCTCCATGTCTTATACTTAGCAACGTAAGTAGGTGAGCATGAAAGTGAACAGTCTGTTATAAGCAGAGAATCGAGCATACCAACTGTATCCTCTGTAATCTCTGTGATTATCGGCTGTCCGTTTGGAGCATACTTAACCCTCTTGATTACAGGCGGGAAGTTGTCGTAACGTACGAGTACCTTGAAGTAATATTCGTCGTTGTACTCTTTGATTGTGAGCTGTAAGCCTGCCTTCTTGATTGCTGCCTCCAGCATGTTCTTGTCTTCTTCTGAGATAACTACACAGAAGTTTCTGCTACCTGCTCGGTTCTTGTCTGATTCTGCTCCCTTGAAATTACGGAACTTCATGTCCATCTGCCCAGGCTTAACCTTAATGCCCTTCACAATAATTCTTCCGCTGTTTTCATCAAAAAATGCTTTACTCATAATAGAGTCCTCCTTAAATAGATTTAATTAGATTAAAATGGATTAAAATATATAAGAAGAGAAAGAAACTTTATTCATATTAGTCAAATGTCAATTTTTTAAAATATAAATAATTGTTCTTCCTCTTCATTATAGCAAATGTTTTGGAGATAAAATTATCTCTTACTGCTACATATACACTTTACGATAAACCTGATTGAACCAAGTATACCAAATATAAGTGTATAATCTGTTGCATTAAACTTTATGTCTGTTATGGTCTTGTTGTCTTTGACGGTTTTAATTATTTTCATTGTGTTTCTCCTTATTTATACTTCCCTTTCCACTGTCCGTAAGATTTACCTTTGAATGTTGCTTCTCTTACATCGGCATAAAGGGCTTCGTTCGGGTCACTTCTACCTTTTTCTTTGCATGGCTTGCAGATTATGTCTCTTAAGTTGTCTGTAAAAAATGGCTTCCCACACTTTCTACAATAAAATTTCATATCACATATCTCCTTATAAAAATATAAAAGAACAAGAAGCTCAAGTGAGCTCCTCGTCTTTCTTAGTAATATAGTTTTTGATGTCTTGTAAGATTTCATCAAATGAATTGAAGTCCATTGTTATAAATTTTGCTGTTTCATGAAGGTCAGTTATCGCTTGTAATGCATCTGCATCACATTCTTTGTTAGCCTTCATACAAGCTTCATTCAATATTGGTTCAAGACTTGTATAGTATTCAATAAAACCTTTTAAAATATCATTCATATATTTATCGCCTCCTATAATAGCAGATGTTTTGAAGAAAAACCATAGGGACCCTTATGAGTCCCTATGATTCATTATCATTTCTATGGCGGTTGTTCTTTCTGATAGTACGGATATTAAATTGTTAATTGTTCCCCATCTGTCGTAATCAACTTTATTATCAAAGATAACTGTTGTAGATAAATCATGATATGCGTGTGCAATTTCATTTTTTATTCTTTCGTAAGTCATCTTTAATTCGTCAGTTGACATCTCATTGTATACTTTAACTAATGACATAATATCAGTCATCATAAAATCACCTCCATTATAGGAAGTGTTTATATGAAAATCATTTTTCAAGTTTTATTATTTGTTTTTTAATCTTTTTTATTTCTTCTTCTTTGTTTTTAATTTCGTTACGAATAAAATCTGCTAAGTTGTTCTCTGCTTTATTGCGATGCAAGTCTTCCTTCAGTCTATCAAGCTCCCGATAACAAGTATCGAGAGACTTGTAGAGCTGGTTTATCTTTTTCTGTCCTTTAGATTTAAATATAAACATTACATCAACTCCTTAAAAGGGTAAGAACATTTCGTCGTCCTCATTGATAAAAATATCGGCTACGTTATTGTTGTACTTGCTGAGAAGTTCATCATAAACATAGTTAAAGGTATCGGGTACAAGATTGCAAATATCATTCTTAAGTTCTTCGCACATGTTATCATAGTAGCTCATGTCAATCTCATCCTCAAGATGATTTGCTACTACATATGCATACTCCTTAAAGCGATAGCCTGTTGTACCTGCCACAGCAACATACTTGTCATCTCTAAGACAGAGAAGTTCAGCACCACCACAACCAGGCTTAATCGGTACAAACTGTCCAACTCTACCTATAAAGTGATAGTCATGCTGCTTAGAAATATAATCTTCAAGAGCCTCGATACGTTCTTTACTTTCTTCTGGTGATTTCTTTCTTAACTTCTCAAGTTCCTTAAGTTCAGCAGTTATATCAGGGAAGTCTTCGTTGAAGTCTAAATATAATGCACCCTTTGCTGCTTTCTTCTTCTGAGGAAGGTCAGAAATATCCCAAGGTTCACCTGTAAAGAGTTTCTTCATTACATAAGACTGTTCCTTTGCGGTGCCTCCTGTAGCTGTCCATCTCGAAGCATTAGGATTCTTTTCGAGTCTGTCTAAATATGCTGGTGAATCCTCGAATTCCTTAGCAACGTAAACGGCACGATTAAGAAGCGCAATCTTTTCAAACTTCTCTTCAACCTCGAAAATATAACCATACTTATTTCCGAAATCTTCAATGAACTTCTGAATATCCTCTACTTCTCTATTTGGTATTACAACCTTAATAGAGTCGGTCTTGCAATGGATTACTTCATAGCCCATCTTCTGTACTTCATTCTTAAGTGTAATCATAAAGAGTGCGCCACGCTTTGCAACTATATTGTCAAGGTCTCTCGGGTCCTTGAACTCACATGGGAATGTAGCTGCACACCAACCATACAAACTGTTAAGCACCAGTTTCAGAGCAAGACTCAGTGCCTTTGCTGACTTCTTATCCTTTAAATATGGTTTCAGAACTCCGCCCAGTAACTCTCCTGCTGCCTCAAAGTCTTTGTGCTTAATATAAAGTCTTGCGTCTCTGATTTCCTTATAAATCTTAGTGTAATCACCTAACTTATTAAGCGCAATGAGTGAAGCCGGATGCATTCCACTGACATCAAAGCACCATACGTTATAGTAGATGCCTGGTTTAGAATATACATAACCGCCTTCAGAAGGGTCTTCTTCCATATAACGAGACTTCATCGTAGTGCAGATGCCGTCTTTATAGTCCTCTTTCTTGAATCCAAACTTGTTGAATTCATAACCAGGGAACGCCTGAACAAAGTCATTTGTAGGTTCTGCAATCGTGCCATCTAAATATCTTGCTTCACCAGTTGCAAGATTTGTGTATACGAGATTGGGCTTCTTGTCCCCTTTAAATATAAATCTTGTAATGTGCTGTCTGTTAGTGTTTATCATCTTGAGACCTGACAAATCGCATAAGAACTTTCTTACGTCAATATCAACCTCAATTGCTTTCCATACCGCCTTCAACGCCATTACATCATTGCCGCAGTAGTTGTCAACCTCGTCCCAATATTCAACTGGCAGGTCTTCATCCCAAGGATATGCGTTCTCAATATGGTCTTGTCCGAGCTCATATTCCCAGTCCTTAAGACTCTGCTTCTTTGTTGCAATATCATATGGGTCAGCATAATCGTTTCCATATGCGTCCATGAAACCATGCTTAAGAGCTCCCTCAGATATAATGCCTTTAGAAGTCTTATAAATCTCAGATGGAGAATATCCCAAGAGCATAGCATGTGCAATATGACAGTCATACGCTCTACCATTGTAAGCTATCATACGATAACTATTGTAAAGTAACTGAATATCTTTTGGCTCAGGAAATCTTATCTTATGCCATTCGTCTTCTCCCTCTACACTATAACAAAGAACGTTGTAGTTAGGAAAGACCTCAATATCATAGAAACAGAGAGGCAGAGCATCATAATCTATCTTGATTACTTCGGCTCCTTCGCTTATGGCTTTAATTGCTTCTTCTGGGGTTATAGGGACAGCATTCTCTAACATTGCCTTAACATCATCGCTACACCAGTGTAAGTCAGATATAAGTTTAAGGCATGTGTTTGCTTGATTACTTGAGTTCATTGCGAACGTTGTAACTCTGTCTTGAAGATTACGCAAGTCGTAATGTGTTCCTTTCTCGTAAGCTTCATCAAGAACTTTCTTAATCAAGTGAACTTCTGGAGTTGTTGCTCCGTGATGTTCTTTCTTAAGACATCTTAAGATACAAGTTCTCAATTGCGCTTCTTCCATTACAGATTGTTCATCGAACATCTTATCTTCCTCCTCTTTTAGCGGTAAGCCTGAACTAATGATAGAAATATCAAGATTATTACAACCGCTGAGTCTTCTTCTTATAGCAGCATTGTCATACGTTGTCTTAATCTCTATTCCTTCATCAAATACATGACTTAATTTTGACGGGTCTCCGCTATAGTAATAATATAAATGTATACCGCATCCTGATTTAGACCACTCAGCATATGTAGGCGGGAACTTCCTTGCCGCTTGCAGGTTAAGTTCTCTGTCTTTCTCACCTTTCTCATTCTTTAAATCTAAATCTGCAAATATAAGTTTGTATTCATCTTTAACGTTTGTGTAATGAACTTGTGAAGTATCAATATCCTTGAGTACAGTCTTACAGTTACTCCACTTGTTCTTAGGACGCTTCCTATGAGTTTCATCCTCTATCTCAAGTTGTGCTGGTTCGTTGGCAAATATCTCATCGAATCTACTTGTAGTCGAATCAAATATAAGCCAATCAGGAAGTTTATTCTCGTCTGGTTTTTCTTCTTTTACTTCTTCGTTTTCATTAAACTTGCTATATTTAAAACCTTTAAAATATCCGCTATTGCAGATACGTCCAGGCTCATATTCGTATGTTGCGTAGTAGTCTTTAAAATATGGACGAAGCTCATTCCTGAACTCCTGTCTGTCATGTCTGAAAGTCACCTTAGAAAGCTCGCAATATGTGTTGTACTTATTCCAGAGGTCAACAAATCTACAACCATCTTTATCCTCAAGAAGTTCTTCATGATACTCCTCAAGAAAAGAATATATAAGATTGGTTGCTCTAAGCATTCTTACTGGAATATAATTGTCATATTTTCTTTTATTCTTCTTATAAACTTGAAGACAATGATAAGCAATACCACCAAGTTCATAATCTATCTTGCTCATTAACTCATCATAACGCTCAACTGATACTTTACGTCCTGATGATTTAACGTCAATAAGTCTTCTTGTAAGACCAGATGATGAGTCAGTAATCTTAACATCTTTATTAGTACCAAGAAATATCATTGCATGGAATGTGTTCTCGTACTGGGTCTTGTTCTTCTCGTTTACAACAAGTGGTTCGTGGCTTATTAAACTGTTGAGCCTTGTGTTGTCTGTTATCTTGTCAAGTTTAGTATCATCCTCGATACCAATTAAAGGGTCGTTGCGGAGAGGTTCGAGTGCAAAATCTTTACCATCTCCAAGAGCTTTAGCATTAATAGTTGCAATATAACCAGGAAAGAGTTTTCTTAATATCTTAAAGAACGTACTCTTACCAGTTCCAGGCTCTCCGACTATTACAATGAATTTCTGTATCCATTGTGAGTCACCTGATACAATACTGCCTAATGCCCATTCGAGTTTCTTACGCTCTTCTGGGTCATATAAAGTACCCATGAGTTCGTCAAAGGCTTCATATGAACCTTCTTCGAGTGGATACGAAAGAACATGAGTTGCATAATCCTCTCTCTTAATTTTAGTATTGGAAAATATAATCTTCGTATCAAGACGATAATACACATCATCCATCTGACGCTCGACATACTTTTTCCATTTGTCTACTACTCCATGTGAAGCATACTTCATATAGAGAGGTTTGTGTGCAACATCTTCGTTCTTATGCTCGGCGACGTACTTCTTGGTTTCTTTATCAATAATACGTACAACGTCATTGAGCTTTCTTTTCCATAAACCTGTGGTTTCGTCATAGACAGCGTAGAACTTGCCACCCTTTATCATCAAGTCTTTTGTGTCCACAACTAAGAACTCAGGCTGACAATAATATATCCCCTTGACGAGTTTTCTGCTTGGTTCAAAGAAATCCAAGCTACCATCTCCTTTCCTAAAATATAGAGACCACGTTTGTAGTCTCTTAAATAATATTAGATTTTAATGTCGATGTTTATTTCTTCTTGGTTGGTTTCTATGGTTTGTTTATCGAGCATTCTTCTATATTTTCTTCTTAAAGCTCTTTTGTTTTCTTTCTCTTTTGTAGTCACCTCTGTGACTATAGTGAGCAAAACAAAACAAGCTAAGAATCCAATTGCAAAGAACGCAACCTCGGTTCCAAACATAGTTTCCTCTCCTTTCATTATTAAGTTCTACAGACATTAATAGTCTATTATGGGGTATGTTTTTTAGATAAAGATTTATCCCTGCAAGACTCGTTAACTCTTATCAACAAATATTCCTTATACGGAACTTCCCCAACGGCGTTGATAGTGAGCTTGTAGTCTATTCGTCCGTCAACATCCCATAAATATAATTCTCCGTCTACTTCTTCTTGCTCATCTTTCTTAAGTAATAACTTTGTTAGTATTGCTGGTATGGCAAAGAAGAACATCACAAGTACACCGAAAAATATAATTCCAAAAAGCCAGTCTACTTGCATCATTCCGACACTTAATCCTATTAATGCTGCGAACCTTGTTGCTGCTATTAAAACCTTTTTCTTAGTATACATAAATATCACCTCAATTGTTTTCGTTGTAGTAATAACAGAGTTGATAAAATAACTCTATCTTTCTCATGTCCTTTACTGGTGGATGCTTAAGCGGAAAAGGAGAGTCTGTTCCATCTCTCCCATATGTTCTATTATTGAACTTAGCGCACCACTCTCTTATTTTGTTCAGTGATTCTTCTTTATATAGTTTAAAATATGTATCATCATAAATGTTTAGGTTGCAATTAGTTATAAATATCCAAAACCAAGTTGCTGTATGGTCTGGTTCGCCGTACTTCATTGCGAACTCCTCATACTTTCTTGCAAGAAGAACTAATATCTCAAATATAGTAACGTAATGATGTGTTGGGGGACATGGAAGAAACTCTCTAAGAGTCTCTTTTACTTCCTGTACTCTGTTCTCATCCATGCGATGAACAGGGAAGAAATGTTGTCTATGTAACTCTTTAAGTAACATAATATATCTCTCCCCGTCAATCATCTCAACAAGACTTGCAAAATATGCATTGTTCATTTGTTGTCACCCCTCGTCAGGGACATCTTCATTCCATATTGTGTAGTTTGCGCATTCTTCAGGAATCTGTACTATTATCTTCCTCTTGCCTTTGAGCTCTTTTCTCCAGTCAATAGGCTTTAGCATACGGTCAAGAAAATCTTTTTCTTCGATGTTATGGTCAAAGGCATCTGTTATGATGTTTCCCTTTGGATGCCAAAAATACTCTTCGTTGTTGTAGCCTATAAGCATATCATTTTCGTCTATTATCTTTGGAAGTTCGTCCATTCTATCCTGTACTACTTTCATAAGTTCTTCAACCTCCTCATCGGTAATATATTCGTCATCGTCATCATCTTCGTCTTCTTCAATGCCGTCGTTACCGTTGTATGTCTCTTTTTCAGGATTGCGGTAGTTTGTTCTGACATTTACGTCGACTTTCTCAATTGATGACTTTTCATGTGTTTCTGGTTTATCAGAATATATCTGTTTCTCTTCGAGTTCTTCTTCAGTAACTTCTTCTACTTCTTCGGCGGACAGCATCCGTGCCTGAGAAGCTAAGAACTCTTCCATTTGCTCGTTTACTTTTTTATCAATAATCTTTTCATTTTTATTATTGAAATATAAATAGGTGCCGATGACTCCTGCACCAGCACCCAGTAAGAAAGCAAGTAAGTATTTCATTGTGTAAACTCCTTTCGGTTAATAACGTACAACTTTATACTCGTCGCCAGTGTATTCAACCTGTTCTACGTCTCCTCCAGCTACTGTTACAGATTGCATAAGTTTACCAGTTGCCTCGTCAAAATATATGTTGTCGAGATATGGGTCGAACTCGGGTAAGAATCTGTCAAGTTGTTTAGAGATATGTTGCTGAACTTCTGGTTTTAACATATCAAAACATTGATATGCTTCCAAGCCAATAGCTTCTCTTATTGATACTAATGTATTAATCCACCATAAAGTAAACTTTCTTGCTTCGACTTTATCTGAACGACCAATAACTTGGAATATACCATGCTCACATACAAGTGTCATAATATAACCGTTACGATGCTGTCCTGAGATAGGATAACCCCTTTTGAGGGGGGTCTCCTCCGACACATTACGTTTGAGTAACATATTAGCATCTATTCTTTGAGATACATGCCAAGTGTCAAGCCCAAGAGCATCGCAAATATCCTTAAGAACAGCATACCACAAGTCCCCGACTTTAATAAAGCGTATACGATAAACTACCTCGTTATCGTTATCTTCCCAGTATCTCTCAATCATAACATTATTCATATAATTTACCTCCTCATCATTCTTTAGGTGAATACGGCTCTCTATAAGTATCATAGAATTCAATAAATGGTGAATCATCATCAATTGAAGTATTTACTATCATTGAATGTTTAACGATTAAACCTATCTTGAAAATATCTTCAATTTTGTCGAGCTCAATGTAGTAAGCTGGATAAGGTGTGCTTCCTCCTGGTGAATATGATTCCTGAGTAATATCATACCCAGCTTCTTTAAGCTCCTTAACATATTTTCTCATGTATTCACCATCATTGAAATCCTTTGTGCTAAATAATAAAATTTTCATAATATTTTTCTCCTTTCATAAATTACAATCTGATATCGTTTGAAACGAGGTTAGATATGAGACACCCTTATTAAGGGGTTACCATCAACACCTCTCAATCCTTGAAATATAATCACTAATACGACTATGCTTAATCGTAACTCGTTCACCTACTCCAAGAACGGCCCACTTGTCATAGTCGATACTCCATCTATTACCGTTTGTGTCCGTTATGTGGTAAGATTCTTTGCGGTTGTTAAAGCGCTCGTTCTCTCCTAAGTTCTCGTAAACTGGGAAGATAGGCTCTTTATAATCTTCAGAATCTGTATTGTCTGATACAATAAGGGTTTCCTTGTGTGCCCATTTCTTGATTGTGTAAGTGTAGCAGAGAAGCTTCTTCACAATCTGGTCAGGTGTTTCCTTGATTGTCTTAGTTGTAACCTTGGTAACAGTAGCGCCTTCGGGGACTGTATCGGAAGACTCTTCTACTTCCTTAAATTCCTCGATTTCAACAGAGCGCTCCCATTCCTTGTTCTTGACTGTGATTTCTTCCTTGACGGACTTGCAGAGATATACAATACCTCCAATGATTGCTGATGCAATACCAAATGCGAATATCTTTTTCATAATAATTTCCTCCTCGTGAAATATAAAAGACCAAGAGGGAACGGTTTGTAGATTTATTCCCTCTTTTGGCCTTTACAAAATATGATTTACTTGTCTTCTTTGAATGAGTAAATAGTAAAACCAATCCAAGCAACTAAGCCAGCACTTACAACAAGCTTTATTGCGGTTCCCAACAACGGGAGTTCCCACATTGAGCCTAAAATAGCTAATGCTACTATAATCACTAAGACTGCCTTAAATATCTTTCCAAACATAAGTTTGTCCTCCTTATAATATTATTGCATTATAGGAGGTGTTTGGTAGATAATCAGCTGACCATACCGGACTCTGTCGGTTCGTAATGCGTGCACTCACTACTAAACGGACATTTGTCACAGCGATGGTCGCACTGTTTATACCAAATATCAATTAAGGATTCGCTCATATCTTATCCTTAATATAACCCTGAAGGTTTACAGTTACTATAAAGCATGTAACGCCGTTGATTTTACGGTCATCTATGTCAAATATAATTGTGTGACCGTCTGTCTTAACAGAACCACAATCCAGAGCATAGCCGCAACCATCCATCGGCACTTCAACGTCCTCCAGAATATCAGCGAAAGTAATAAAGCCTTTCTTCTCGTTCATAATGAAGTTAGCTCTATTCTGCACTCCCTGTAAGAACGCAAGGTCTCTCTGTTCAATTCCGCTAAACAAAGTTGAAGACTCGTTATCAAACCTGAAAGTGTAACCACTAACAAACCTGTTAAACTTAGTTACTTCTTTAGTTTCAACAGAACCATCTTCGCCTATCTCTGTCTCTGTATGAGTATGCGTTCCAAGAGCGATGTCGTTAGCCGCTTTCTGTCCTGCAACACACTCAAGCTCTTCTCTTGTTTCCTGCTGCTGAGCTAAGAGACCTGCAATTGTAGCTCCTGCTGTTGCGAGTCTTCCTGCTTCTGTCTTGAAACCTATAAATATAAGTGCTCCAGAAAGTAAAGCAAGTGATACAGGAGGAGCCAGATACTTTACAACAGACATAATATAACGATACTTGTAGATTTTTGTATCACGTTCTGCGTCATATGTGTTGTATACGTCTACTATTTTACCGTTTTCGTCAGTGACACAACCTGCTTCGAGACAGCCGTCAACACATTTGAGATTATCTTCTCTTGTCTTCTTGGCTTCCTCAATCTTCGTGGATGCCTTGTGCATGAGATACAGGCTTACACCCATACCTATAAGACCAGTAGTCACAGCAATTGCTGGGCCGTGCTTAATAGCCTTGAACTTTGTTCTTTCGTATGCCCTTGAAAGAGCACTTGTTAATGCGTTCATTTGAAACGCTCCTTTCATAAATATAAAATTTTAGAGAGAGGTTTCAATAGCCCGAAAAAATATTTAAACGTACTAAAAATACTTTTTCTCTTTTATTCCTCTCT